AACTGCTAGATCATATACCGTTGGATTTTGCTCATTAGCCATGCGATACTGACCAGTAAACTTGCCATCGTCTACAAGAATTTGTGCTAGTCCACCCCACAACTTAATTGGAACAGCCTTTGTCTCAGTAAGATTAGTAGACTTTCCAACCTTATAAAAAAGAATATTGTGAATGGCATCAGCGTTATCGTATGCATCAATATTATTTTCAGTTAGAGCTGCGATCTCAAAATAATATCCATTATTAGTTTCAGGATTAATAAGAACTGCAAGTCCGCCAGAAGCTCCATTAATGGTTACTGGCTGGACTGGACTATTTGGATTTCCAACATAATACTGAGATGCACCAGTTGGTGTCTGTCCGCTATTTTCATTATTCTCAATTTTGCCAATAATCCTTGCCCTAGTTCCAAAATGCTTATACCTATTGTCTAATGGCTTATAGATATAAGACACAAAGTCGATTGGTGTTTGTGTGGTTGTAAAGGATGGCCCAGTAAATACAAGGGCAGATGATTGAATAGTTCCAGGAGCAATTCTATTCTGAGTCACATTTTCTGATGATGGCGAATATGTTAAGAAATTCTTGATTACCCCAACTCTGGTAGAGTTTGTAGCGACAGAATTGCTTTGTCCAGCTGCCCCAACTTGAATAGTCGTATCATCTGCAGCACCAAATAGCTGTGAAGATTTCATCGAACATCCACGAACAGATGAGTTTGATGTCCAATATGACGAAAGCCCAGACTGGTGATACACCATTGGAGTTCCAAACTGTCCACGACCGTGCTTAGCTACAGGACCATCTGCCAATCTTTCTACGCCATTTATGGTTATGTAATTTGGCTCAGAATAAATTCTTACACGACCTGTAGGATACATCTTTCCATTAAAAGGAAGTTTTGCAAAGTACTTCTGATAATCTCTAACACTGGTAATCCATACTCTACCAATTGCAGAACCGCTTACAGAAGATGCGGTGACTTGTCCATTATCAGTTCTTTGGAATATATTACGATCTACTCCTGGAATCTCATATTCTACTGCATCAAACTTAATAATTTCTCCATTGGCATAAAAGTATCCATTATATCTCGTAATCCAATAAACACTTTCTCCAAAATTCATAACATTGTTTTGAACAATTCCATTTTTCACAAATGGTGCAATCGCTGGGAGGTCAGACTCTAGAGGAATGGCTCCTAAAACAAAGCTAGATTGATTACCAACAACATCATTTATAGACTTAGTGTTTTCAGTTCCAGCAACTTCCCAAAGCAGTGCTGGCTTGTATACCCAAGTCTTATCCTTATCGATCATAGAGGCTTGTCGAAGTGATCCATAGGATCTTTGAATATACCTAGTGGTATAGGAAACTTTGCCATCATTGAACACCTGGTCTTGCTGAGAGCTTACCTCAATAACGTTTGCTAACTTTGGCTTTGTGGTCTTATTATTAATCATGCCATCACGCTCAAAGTCATTAGACCCATACAAGACAATGTCTGTTGGTCTTTCTTCAGTTTCTTGTGGAAGCATATATTCTTTACTCATTAGTACAAGATTGTTGTACTCATCAAAGAACATTGCAGTCTGGGTTGATACAGCAATATCATTAAGTATTTCTGCAATAGTTTTATCTGGAGACACAAAAAAGTATGGGATGATTGATTCTGATTCAGCTGATAGTCTCTTAAATACATAGTTTGAAAATCCAATAGAGTCTAAGAGAAGAGACACGGCATAGCTAACTGATGCATTTTGAATTAAAATTTGTGGTGCAGACTTAGACTCAAAGTAAAAGAATAAGTCTCTAAGCGTAAGCTGTACTGATCTATCATTACTGCTCAGCTCAGGAATACCTTCGGAATACATTGTCTTAATTGGCACATAGTAGTCATGCCCATCTACGTCTACGATAACCTCATAAAACTTAAACTGAATATTCTTAGATAAGTATTTAGAAACTATACTTGTTGAGTTTAGGGAACTAAAGGCTAGGTCATAGTCAAAAAGTGTTAGCGTTCCAACTCCAGCTAGCAACTGCCCTACTGGCATACCACTATTGCCTACGTCAGATGCTGCCTTAGTAAGGCTAAAAGATTCAGTCTTTTCAGAAAGATTAACTGCTAGCCTTGGAGATAGCTCTATTAAATCAAAAATCGAATCAACCCTGTTCATTGTGTCTACCACAATCCTTAGACCAGAAATCTCATCAAACTCTCTGTACTTGGTTATTCCAGATGATGGATCTATGTAGGTTTCTGGTGCAGTTAAATCATTAACAAAATTGGTAAGCCTATCTACAGAAGACTCCTCAAGATACCACCCATATTGTGGAACAAATGTTTCATAGCTTCCTGTAGAGCTTATCCAAATGTGGAAAGTTCCTACATCTGATTCATTATCCCTAACAAGGTATGCATAGCCATTAATAGATTCTTCTGGAAGAAAGCTTTCAGTAAAATATTCTTCTGCTTTTATAAAAATCTCACGGTACTTTTCTGGAACTATTAGTCCATAAGAAAGTTCAACATATCCGTCTGAGCCAACAATTGGAGACCCATCTTGTCTAGATGATCCTGAGTTAAACGAAACAGCATCAACCCAACTATTATTTTTTAGTGTTTGAACCTTCCATCTGACTGGAGTTGTTTTATTAGAGTTTCCAAAGAAAGGGTCCTGGAACGATCCAGCCGTTGTGCTAAATGGTCCAAGGTTAACCTCTCCAACATTTGTTTGCATCTTTACAACAATACGATTGGAAGGAATTATGTCTTTGTAAACTACAAAAGGAGAAGCATCATCTATAAAGTATTGTCCATTGACTAGCTTGTTTGCTATACCACGCTCAGTTGTAGTATCTGGCTTTCCGTCATTATTAGTATCGATAGGCTCAGTTCTGTATGAAGACCAATACTTAAAAGCATCATCCTTATGTGCCATATAGTAACGTGGTCTACGAATCATGTTTATGTTTGTAAAGTGACTGTATGCCCCAGGAAAATAGCGTAGCTTGTTTATTCCAGAGCGTGGTCTAAACTTACCAAAACAATCTTCAAGAGAGTAAAGCATCTTCTCTTTTTGTTTTTTGCTTGTGAATGCTAGTGGGGTTTCATCATCATCTTCTAGCCCACCATCAATGACTACGTCTGCATCTGTAGCATTCGTGTAAAAGTTTCCAGAATCGTTTGGATCAAATGAGCCAATTGGCAATCCATACTTTGCTGATGGACCCTCAGTTGGCCTATATCTATAGTTTCCAATTAAAGAAATATTTTCTGCAATATTCATATTCCACTCAGCGATTACTGCGGACTGAGTTCTAATAGTTGAAGAAGTCTCTAGGTGATTTTTTAAATCATTATCTTGAAACATTTACACCTCTTCCAGCGTTAAAGAGATATTCCAGAAGTCATAATTGCTTCCTCCACGCTTGACTACAGAATATGAAAAGTCAGCAATATACATCTCGATAAGCTGGTTGTATTGTCCCAATTGGCTATAGGCACTATCATTGTCACCAAATACTGAACGCTTATCATAAGCAAGGTAAACCCAGAAAGGTCCTTTGTGATTTTCGTACCAGTCTAGAACGTCAACTCCTCCAGCACCACCATCTGTGGTATATTCAAGACCTCGATTATTGTAGTATTCAGACTTTCCCGTCTCTTGATTAAAGTCTGGTCTTAGATAGTATGATCTAGACGGAAGCATGTCCCACGATGTTGAAATGGTTAGCTTATCTGCAATGTGGTAAGAACGCATCCTACCATTTACCATACGCTTTCTATTTTCAATTCTTGTTGGCTTAAAATCTATAGCTCCACGATTATCGTCAGAAAGAATTAGGAATTGATCAAACAGTGCCTCGTTGGTTTCAGATCCTGGGTCTGATCCAACCTCAAACCCATTCGGAACGTACAAGCCATCAACCAGGGTACCAGAATTATCTGACCACATCATTGCCTGTGGACGCTGATACTTCTTGCGACCAACCATGTATGATTCACTAGCCATTAGAATCTATTCCCCTTGATACGCTGAGAGTCAATCTGCTTAATCTTTCCAATCACGGAAGATGCAATCTGATCTGCATTAGCATTACTCTGTACATTAATATTTACTTCATAATTATACACTGAATCGCTACTGTATGTGCCAGAATTTATTGCCTTCAGTCTGTCAACTCCAAAGTTGTTTACAGCATTCCTACGAACAACAAATTCTCCTGGGGTAAGCATTGAAGGAACTACATCAGTTCCCAAGGAGCTGAATAGCCCTCCATTAGCCATATACTTAACCATTCCACCACGTGCAAGCTTAATTCCCTTAGCCTGAAGTGTTGATGCAGCTGTATTTCTTGTGAGTGAGGCTGGAACGCTATTGTTTGGAGACCTTGTTCCCAAACCAAGAGCAGAAGCAACTGTTGGAGTTGAGATAGCCTTTTGCAACAGGTTTGCAAACTTATTAACTTCGCCTGCGGATGAAGATGTGTTATTTGCAAGCGAACCAGCCTTAGCAAGATTATCGGACGTTACCTTAGATGCTGCCAACAGGTTGTTAAACCTATTTGCCTCTCCAGCTGAAGACGAAGTCTGAACGATTAAAGACCCTGCCTTTTCTAGAGTAGCCTTAGTCTTTAGGGTGCTATCAATAATTGCAGAGTCCTGTTTCTTAATAAATCCAGAAATGCTCATTCCAGAAGCCTTTAGGGCAGCTGCTGACTTTTGTGCATCTGTTACAGCTTCTTCATCACCATTGCCACCAGCACCATTACCACCATTTCCACCAGATGTAGTGGAGGTTGTGGTAGTTGTAGTAGTTGTAGCAGCTCCTCCAGTACCAAGCTCCTCGTCAACAGTTCTCTTCAGGATTGTTAGAATTGCTGTTTTGTCTTCAATGTTATTCCAGTCATCAAGGAGGTCAGCAATAAGGCCTGCCTGGTATTCCATTGCTGTCATCTCTTCTGGAGTTAACCTTAGCTTTGCCTCATTTACTTTGGCTGCAAGAACATCCCATCTCAAAATTTGAGCATTGATGGACTCTAGTCTGACTGCCTTATCGTATTCGGCCTCTCTGATTGATTCACGAGCTACTTCAAGTCTTTCTTCTTCAATTACAAAGATATCTTTCTTTAGCTTTTTAACTTCGTCTTCAATTTGCTTTCTAGATCTGCCATCTTTAGATCTCAAGTTAGCTAGCTGCTGCTCCTTTGATAGCTCAAGAAGGTCTCCCTGCTTTGCAATAGAGTCTTGTGCAGACTGAGCTCGCATATCTTGAGCTGCTTTTGCAGCTGCAGCAATGTCACCTTGAGAAAGTGCATCTGCTAGAGTTAGCTGGTTTTTCTGCTGTCTTGCAATAACATCATTAGCCTTAGCTACATCATCAAGAGCCTTCTTACGCTTGTCATACTCTTCGTTTATGACACCCTCTTGCTCTTCAATACCAGTTAGCTGTGCTTCAAGATCATCTATCTTATACTGAATTCCTGCTATTTCATTTTCTGCATCACGAATGACTGCATTTTCATCAGCTGTTTGTACCTGGAAGTCTACTTCAATAACCTGCTTCTGAGCTTCTAGATAACCTACAACCTTGTCATAACGCTTCTGGAACTCTTCAGCAGCACCCTCCTTTGTAGCAAATGCGATATCTATGTCGATTTTTGCCATTTGCTTAAGTTGAGAAAGTCTGTTCAAAACTTCCTTTGCATTGATGCTACCATCCTTTAGGTCATCAGCAAGAGTATTAGTAAACTCTTGATCGGAAAGAACTTCATCAATTTGTTCTGCTGTGTACCCCAAAGTAGTTAATGCATTTGCTACTGTAGCTTGTGCACGTTTTTCTGCAATCTCAACCTTACCGCCACGAAGTAGGTCTTGCAGCTCCTTCTTGGAAAGAAGTCTCTGAGTTTCCTTAATTCTATTAATTAGGTCAGCCCACTGCTTTGTTCCAACCTTGGTGGTAGCCAAAGCTGCTGCTAGGATTGGATCTTCTGCAGCCTTCATGGCATCAGCAGTATCAAAACCTGCCTTACGCAATTTATTAAATGCAGCATTAGATTCTAGAATTTCTTTTCTTTGCTCTTGTAGCGACTCTATTGCTTGCTGTAGAGGACTCTTGTCTCCACCACCACCTGGACCAGTTGGGGTAGTCTTTTCTAGTTTTAGAACCTGGTCAATTAGGTTCTTCATGTTGTTCCACTCAGTAGCAGCTACTCCAGCACCAGTTGCTGCCTTGATACCTGCAGCCAATCCAGCATCTCCTGCTAGGTCAAATGCCTGTGCTGCAGTGTATCCTTGCTGAATTAGATAGTCGTAAGCGTACTGCTGGTTCTCTAGCTGAACAACCCTATCTGCAAGAGCAACATTAGCGGAAGCGATTTGCTCATTAATTAGAGCTTCTTCTTCTATCTTCTTATTAACCTTTTCTTGAGCAATAGCTTGCTCTTCAACTTGCTTCTTAAGCTTTGTACGAGTTCTAAGGGCAAGTTGAGCAGCCTTTGCACTCTTGTCTGCATTCTTAAGTGCATTCTTATCTGTTTCTGGAATCTGTATGCCAGCAGCATCTGCTTGCAACAGTAGCAGTTGATCGCCAACCGCAGGAATCTCCTTCATGAGATCCTCTACTCCAAGCTTTTTATACAGGTCTGGCAAAACCAAGTCTAGCTGAGTCTCGTCTAGCCCCTTTAGGGTTCCTATAACTCCTTCAAGACCAACACCAAAATCTTTTGCAGTTATTAGATTATTTGCAAGACCGTCCTTCAGTGCCTGCAATGATGATGCAGCTGTTCCAGCAAAAGTAGAAGCAGCTGCCTTAGCATCGTCAGACAAAGAGTCTACTGTTTTAACTACTGACCTTACACCCAAAACCTCTTTTTGCTCATAGCCACCCTTTTTAAATCCAGCTTCAAATGAGTCTTGGAACAACTTTGAGGAATCCTGTGCTGCCTTTACAATTTGATCCTTGCCGACCTTGGTAAAATCAATGTTTGCAAAGTCAAACGATAGACCTGTCTGTCCTGCTTCTTGTGCAATAGCCCTTACGTATGCATCCACCTGGTCTTGAGCTGCTCCTGCTGCAAATAGCTGGTTTGAAACGGCAGCTAGGGCTGCCTCAGCTTGACCCTTAGTAGCATTCTTAATTGCATTAATTTGATCTGCAAAACCTGTCTTAAATTCTTCGCTAGAACGAAGCTCATTAATCTTCGATGCCTCATCTGCACCACGAGCTGCAGCGGTTCCCTGCTCAATATTTTGACCAAAAGCAGTTGTCTTAGGGGTAAAGCCCAGAAGCTCTCCAGCCTTCTTCATCTTTTCTGCGGTCATGAACGCAGTATCGCCTAGACCACTAATCTTCTTCTTCTGATCTTCTTGTGCCTTTATAATAAGTCCAACTACTCCTGCGAGTATTGTGAAGCCTGTAATAATTATTCCAATTGGACCAAGGAATCTAAGAACCATCTTACCCAGGTTAAGTAGTCCACCAGAAAACGCTGCACTGTTTACCATTGCTGCTTTGGTTTGAACATTTTGAATTGCTAGACCTGAAATCAAAGCCCTTCTCTGAATAAGCTCAAGCATCTTGGACTGAGTAAGTAGTTGTGTTATTTGCATTAAACCAAACAGCAGTCCAGAGAACTCAAATATTTTTTGAGAGATCTGACCAATAGATCCTCCAGCCATAACCCCAACACCAGCTAGAGATGTTAGTGCAAAAGTTCCCTGCATAATGGTGCTGTTTAGCTTGTCTAGCCTAGACTGCGAAGACTTTATAGAAGTAGTCTGCTCTTCAGTAGCTAGGGTAGCCTGTGCTGTAGCCTGAGCTCTTTCTCTTTCCTCTTTTCCAAAATCTGTTCCAGGAGCTGATGCTCTACGAGAACCTCGCCTGGTTTGTGTTTGCGATGCAGTGTCTGCCTGATAGGCAGCAATAGCTCCAGGGTCTGTTGTTACTCTTCTTCTTCCAACCTTGACTGCACCGCTGGCATTTCTGGTTCCTGCTGCAGTAGCTTCAGCAAGATCTTCTCCAGCTCTCATGGCATCGTCAGAGCCTTCACGAACACCAGCAGCTACACTTTGAGAAATGGCTTCGTACTCTGCAGATGGGGAGTTAATCCCCAGACCATCCGACATTCCCATAAATAATATTTGTGCTAGCTCTGTTGCAAATTGATTTGCTCGCTCGTTAGCTTTAACCAGAATTGCTGCAAAATCCTTATTTTTTCTAAGATCTCTATATGGAACACCTTCTGCACCAGTCATCATGCTGACGGATTGTGGAGTAAATGAGGTTGCCCCTGGGGCAGCACTTCCAGTAGCTTGAATTGCAAGTCCTCCAGGCAATGTTGGTCTGCGATCTTTAGCATCTGCCACTGTTCTATATTGCGACTTTGCTTTTTCAAGTGCCGTCTTCGTAGCACCCTCAAACAGTTCGCCTATTGCACCCTCTACAATCTGATATAACGCTGGGTCTCCCACAGCCTCTTCTCCAGCTTTTCTATATCCCTCAATTATTAGCTGAATAAACTTTTGAGCTTCTGGATCATTTGGATCCACTCCGTAGTTTTGACTCAGGGCAGCGAGGAACTCATCTCCTCCAGTAGACTCTAGGTAGTCTGCTGCTTCATTGCCAGTCATCTTTCCAGTATTCAGTGCTCTAGGTGCAAGAGCAACTAGCTGACTAAAGGCTTTTATTGGTCCAGTGGCCTCTTTCAACATCTTAGCAACTATACTGGTGCCAAAGCCTAGTCGGGCCATCTCTTCACCTAGGTAATGGGCCTGCTCCACTGTCAAATCTATTGTTGGGCCTAGGTGTGTGAGGTTTACACCAGTAAGTGCGGATGCATCTCCACTTACAGAATCTGGGCCACGGAATGCAACTGTAGTTCTAGCAATTCCAACTATTCTTTCAAACTGTGGTACCATTTCAGCAAGTTGTCTTTGCAGACCAGTAGCGGTAAGCCTCTTTCCAGACTCAGCAATACTTTCCATTGCATCGGCTGCTAGCCCTAGGATTCCTGGGATTGCCTTGTCGAGCTGTACATATGGTGCCAGTGCAGCATCTCTAGACATTGGAGCCCTAGGAACGTTTGACTTTGCAAATCCAGGAATATCTCCATAAATCATTTGCTGAATTATTCCAGAATACTTTTTTGCCTTGTCTGCTGGAATCACTGCCTCTCCAGGACTTAGCATAGCTGGCATAACATCTCCAGCACCCTTTGGTCCTGGAACACTCACGACCCCCTCAGCATATCCTGGAATTGCTGCTCCAGTCTGCTTTGGCTTAGATGGCTTAACTGCAGAGTGAACAGCATGGAACCTAGACCAGTCAACAGACAGACCTTGACGCAATCTGCCGATCATGTCTTGGTAAGCCTTGGCTTCTTGTGGATTAGATAGCTTAAATCCTGCAACAGTTTGCTCTAGCAAAGGAAGAACTCTCTGAATTTCTCCAATCATTCTCTGGTGATACTGCTGAGGAGTTAGGTTTTGCATTAGTGCAAGTGTAGACTCAGCAAATGCCCTCTTTGCCCCACCCTTGATACCAAGGAGGTTGATCATTGCCTGGTCTTCCATAGATGGAAGGCTTTCTGCATAGTCTCTTAGACCAGATGCCCTAGAGAATACACCTGCAGGTCCTACGTCTGCTACGGTGTCACCAAATACATTGGAAGCTGACAAATCTTTATCAACACGAAGTAGTGATGCAACCAGCTGCTTGAAGTACTGGTCTTCATTAAACATAGCCATTGGGTCATTATTAATAAAGCTTGCATCAAGTGCTGACTCTAGTGCTAGGAATCTACGTTGCCTTGTTGGATCTTGTGGGTCACGAATAACAACTATTCTCTGCTCTGGTGCCTTTAGACCATGAGCCTTGCGAGCAATTTCTGTTGCTCTCATTTCTGCAACAGCAGCCTTCTCATCCATTACTGGCTTTACAAAAACCTTTTGTCCATCTGGTCCCATGTAAACTCCACCAAGACCAAAGATTGGGAAGCTGTGACCAGAAGTTGGGGATAGCTGGTGTCCATAGTTTGTAGGTGGAACATCTCGGTAGCTGCTTTGTAAGAACATTTCGTAAATTTGTTGTGCAGCATCTCTGTTCTTTTGAGTGCTCTTTCCAGATCTAGGCATTCCAAGCATTACACCTTGGCTAAATCCAGGAAGGTTTCCAGCAATCATACCCTGAATAATTGGAGCATACTTCTTTGCTGCATCGGCTGGGATGACAGCCTCTCCTGGAGATAGGACTGCTGGAACAATGTCGCCAGCACCCTTAGGCCCAGGAACAGAAACAATACCAGAAGCAAGCTTTAGGCCAGCTCCTTGAGCAATACGCCTTCCAGTGTCAAACCTTTGCTGCTCATTAAACGCCTGACGATATACGTCTCCTAGCCTTTGTACGGCACCTGCCTCAGTAGAGAATACTTGGATAAGGTTCTGATGCACTTGTTCTAGAGAAGCTGCTACAGCTGCTGCATTTAGCTGCTCAGTAGTCATGTAGTCTAGCTGTTCACCAAGTATTGTTGACTGTTTTCCAGTCTTCATAAATAGTTCACGAACAAAAACAAATCCCTTAATAATGTTAGCAATACCGTTGGCTAGTAGACCAAATGTCATAATTGCAATAGGACCAATTGCACCAAACAAGACTGTCAATCCTGTTATAAATGACTTAGCACCATCGCTTAGCCCATTAAACTTTTCAATAATGCCAGTGGCAAATTCAATAATTGGGGTAAGTAGTTTTAGGAACTGCTCTCCCACTGGAGCAATAGCAAGCTGGAATTCTTCAACAGCTTTTTTAAATCTAAATGTCGTAGACTCTTCTACGCTTTTCAACTCTTTATTTGATAGCTGAGCTAGCTCTTGTGTAGTAGCATTTGTTAGTTCTAGAACTCGCTGTGCCTGAGTACCGTCCTGAATTACGTTCTGGAACAGTGTAGATAGACGAGCAAACTGGAACTTTCCAAACAACTGTTCAATTGCCTGAGCACGTTGAGAAGGATCTAGCTTGTCTAGTGCTTCTGCGAAGTCAACTACTAGTCCCTTTACGTTACCACGGTTAGCAGCATTAATCTCTTCAAGATTGATTCCAAATACCTTAAGCATTGTGGATGCCTGAGCAGTTGGGTTAATGATGGATGCAAGACCTGACTTTAGTGCGTTAGCACCTTCAGAAGCATTAATTCCACCTTCCTTCATAGCTGTCAGGAAGAAGGCTAGGTCTTCTACGTCTCCACCAAGCTGCTGGATAACTGGACCTGCCTTTGGAACAGCAATGGTCAAGTCTTCAATAGATGTTACAGTTTGGTTTTCAACTGCGTTAAGGAAGTCAATCTTGCTTGCCAACTTTTCTGTTGCAATTCCGAAAGCATTTGTAAGAGAGATAGTAGTCTCAAGAGCCTGAGCCTGTTCTACGTTACCAAGCACGGCTAATCTATTAGCTTCTGTTACCTGGTCAAGAAGCTCAGTTCCAGTCTTACCCATAGCAGCTGCATCAGCAGCAAGGCCAAGTGTCTTTTCAACAGCAACACCATATTTGGTAAACTCTTTTCCAAGCTCCTTAAGAGTATCAAGCATTTCATTTGCTTCATCTGGTGTTGTGAATAGATCACCATAAACACGCTTAAATCTAATTGCTTGCTGCTCAAGTTCCATGAATGTCTTGGAAGCCATGTTTCCAAAGATAGACAATGGAATGGTAAAACCAACCATAAGCTGACGACCAGCCCACTGGGTATTCTTACCAAAGTTTAGAAGGTTTGTAGATCCCTGCTTAAGTAGCTGATTAAATATCTGCTGCTTTTGTGCAGTCATTGCTGTCTGAGTGCCAAGGGCTTCCATGTCAAGACGGAGTGGTCTTACAGCAATAGACTTTAGTGCACCATTAGCATCACGGCCAAGTGAGATGTACTGTGTCTGAAGATCCTTTACTCGCTCACGAGCAACCTTCTCAATAGTGTTAAACTCAGAACGGAAAAGCCCACCGAAAGTCTTTGTTTGAGAACTAGCATATCTGAAGTACTCTCCCATGGAGAGCTTGTTCTTCTCTAGTGCTCTGGTAAAAGAATCCGATGAGCTTTGGATGGTCTTTATTGAGGCTGACCATTGGCCTGTAGCATTTAGGTCGTCTAGAAGACCCCGTCTTAGCTTTCTAGCAGATTCTGCATTGGCAGCAGAAGACGAGGACATCTGACGTTGGAAGGCTGATATCTGAGACTGCAGCATCTTGATAGACGCTATAGCATCGGAGGTATCTACTCCAAATCTAATATTTGATTCTATATCAGCCATTACCTAATTTACTCCTCTAGGCTAGCTGGTAGGCAAGGCTCCCATCAGTGCAGTATCTCCAAGGTTAATACCCGATGCCTCTTCTACGATCTTGTACACTGTAGGAAGGTCCAAGCTTTCCTCTAGCTTTTCCAAATCTTCTGCAAGATCTGGCTTATACTGCTTCATTGCAATCTGGACACACTCCATGAGTACATCCATTGCCTTGTCATTATCATCAGCAACTGTAGCAATAACTGCAAACTTCTTCATAAAGCTACGTAATAGAGAGATCTTAAGTGGTCTTACGGTGATCTCTGTTCCGTCGATTAGCTTGATAACTTTTTCTTCATTGACTGTTACAGCCATGTTGTGCCTCCTGAGCATTATTTATAAGATTTATTATACCACACGGGGTTATGATTTTTGGGTTAAATCTTCATAGCCAAGCCCCATACCAATACCAAATCCAGCCTTCTGAGCATTGTATCCTTGCAGTGCGGTGATGTCGTTAGAATTAGATGTTTTACCACCACTAAAAAACTTTGCCTTCATCTTTTCCCAGGCATTGCCTTCGTCTTTTCCTGTTTGCTTATCAAGATCTACTCCTTGCATTGCTGCTAAAAACTTCTTTTCTTTATAGTCAGATTCTCTCTTTGCATTTAGAGTGGTTGTTAGCTCTGGCATAGACAGAGATGTTTCTAACTCATCATAATCTTTCCAAATACCCAGCAAAAATACTTCGGACTCTAGCGATACAAGATCCATTTCACTCCACTTAGGAGAACTTTCTTTGGCTTGGTCTGATACCTTTTCTTCAGACTCTCCATTAATCTTGATACCTGCAGCAATTTCAAGAACCTTGTACATTGTGCTTATATCTACATTGTCTTCTACGTCTTCTATTGTTTTAAGTTCTGGGTAATACTGACGCATAGCAATTCTTGTACACTCTAAAAGGATGTCTAGAGTTTCGTCTTCATTCTGCACACCCTCCATCTTTTCAAAGGTCGTCATGAAGTCACGAAGGTGTTTTATTTTTAGAGGAGTTATGAACAACTCGGTATTGTCAATCAGTCTTACCGTTGCTGATTCATAAACTTTATTAGGCATCTATATAGTATACCAAAAGCAAACTGCCCCAGCAAGTTAATGCCAGGGCAGTTCTATTAAGTTATATTTAAGCTATTAGCTTGCTGGGATCGTACGGTCTACAATCTTACCGTAGGATGCACTGTCGTTTGGAAGCAAACGGAACGATACCTCGAACATTGTTGCCTCATCACGCTTTGCACCTACTGTTACGCTCTCGATAGAGAGAGCACGGTAAGCTACGTAAACACGCTCGATCTGGTCCGAAGCTGCACAGTCACCTGTACCAGGACCAACTGCAACTAGACCACGCTCTACTGGGCACTCACCGATGTCACCTGCGGACAGGTTTAGGGTTGGGTTACCAGCAACAGTGGATAGGTCGCCATCATTTGCAGCTAGTGCAAATAGAAGGTTTTCTAGGGTAGCTTCAGCAAAGGTAGTGTTTAGGTTTACCTGCATGCCCTGCTTGTACAACTTTGCAACGTCTAGAACCTGGTCAACCTGAACCTCACCGAAGTCAGGCTGGAACTGGATCTCTAGACCATTCATTGTGTAACCAACGTTACGGAAGTCTGCGTCGTCAGAAAGAGTATCTCTGTACGATACGTCAGCTTCGTAGGCTGGTAGGTCAGCGTCCGCTAGAACGCCATCCTCGTGTGTAAATAGAGCAGCTGCACCAACAATAATTTGTGAGCTATTACCACGTGTATATGCCATAATTTTTCACCTCTTTTTTCTATATGGAATAAGTGGGCGATGTTTCCTCACGCTAATTATACCACGGATTTATAAACTATGACTTGTGCCAGTCGTAATCAATAATAATTTTATTACCAGCGTATGTTCTAGCTGTTCCAAAATCAACAATGTCCCTGGTCTCTTCTAGCTGATAAACCTTTATTCTGTGAAAGAACACCCTAGGCATAGGGTTTCCTAGATCGTCTCTAATTGGATTGTTAGACTCCTGCTTTGCACGTATCCAAGCATTGAGGTCTTGTGCAGATTCGTCTTCGAAGTCTAGTAAATCCTGAACCTTCTGTGTTAACAAAAGTAACCCAACTGGGCTGCTTGAAATTTTATAAAAATAATATAACAGCTGTTCAGATTTAATATGTGGGAATGGCTTACGACGCATTTTGAACATTCTATCATAAACTGCAAACATTCCATTGCTTTGTGGGAAACTGGATATTACTGCCTCTAGCTCGGTTGGAGAGGTTGGAAAAAATGGAACTACCAAGTCTCCCTCAAGACCGTCAAATGGATTATCTCTAAAATACTCTGAAACCTTTTCTTTAAGGTATTCATTAATAAAAACTGGCGGATAGTGAACGCTCATTATAGATCTCCTGCCTTTGTAATCCAGTTTCTTCCAACTGCTGTACCTTTAGACCTACCGCCTCTGGTAGACATATTGGTGTAGAAGTCTGTTGGTGATCCTAGATATGCTAGTATACCAGCTGACTGAATGTATGACTGAGTAAAGTAGTTAGTAAAGAATGACTTGAATACTTTTTCATATTCTCCAGCTACATCTCCACCTGGGTTAGAAACTGTAACTGGGTTAGAGGTAAAAACTGTTTCTCCACCGTCTTCAAAAACAAGTACACGACTACGTGGAACAATAGTTACTGGAATTCCGTATTCCATGATTCTAGCCTTATCATAAAATGGAACCCTAGAACCATTCTTGATAGAGGATGACTGCCTAAAGGTTGATCCAAAAGATACAGTGTTTCCTGCTGCCATAACTTCAATGTCAAACAGTCTTGCATTTGGAGAACCAGTCTCATTCCACTCATACATGTGATGCAATAATGATGGATTAATTCTTGCGTTAGCATCAATGTACTGCTTCAAATCTTCAACAACAGACATTCCAAGTCCTCTTAGGAATGCTGGTGTGCCCTGCTTTACACCCTCAAAGAAACCTAAGCTATACTGAATAACATTGTGCATATCTTTGTCAAACTTTTTAGTATCAATTGTTAGGCTCAGCATTAGACATCTACCGCCTGGTTTTCAGATCTACGCAACACAATTCTGTAATACTCTACATTTCCGAATGGGCCAGTAAATGGATCCTGTGCAGCAATCTCAAAGATTGTAGACTTTCCAACTCTTGGACCAGATGTTTCAACATAAATAGGATTGCAGTTTTTGTCTTTGATGTTTGTGATAATAACATTTGTAACTGCGTTATTTGATTCACGTGAGGAGATTCTAACGTCACCTCTTGTTCTACCAATAAGCAGGTTTTCTTTTGTAATATTTACGTTAGGAACTACTTCTTCTTTAAATGCACTACCAGCTGGGGTAAAGCTTACAGCTACAGACTTATCCAAAATCCAAGTCTTTTTGACATTTCCTAGCGATCCCTGCTCAACAATTGGATAGTAGATATCCGCTTGCATAGGAAACATAAAGTCTGTGAGATCGCCACATGCCATTTTACAATACTCCAAGTGCTATAATTGGCTTAAGATACTTAGATAGAATCTTGTCAACCAAAATGTTTCCTGTTCCTTCAAATACCCCAGAGTCAAACTTAATCTTAAACTGATCTGTGTTATAGTCAGAAATGTAACGCTTGTAGTAGTCTAACTTACCGCAAGCAATATCTTCAATTAGCAATTCTGTTGCTCTTACAATTTCTGACGGAATCTTCTTGTATCCAAACAGGCCAACGATAGAGTAGTCAAATCCCTTAGGAAATCCACGATACACAAAATTTAAATCTAGCATGTCTGATCCACCTGCTGGTAGCATATTTGGTGCAGACTCGCTACGGTTGATAACACCAGTATATTTTTGCTGGATGCCAAGCTTATTCATCTCATATTGTACAGAATAGTCTTCTGCATTTGCTGCATCAAATACTAGTGCATTGTTTTCATAAATGGCTATGATCTGTCTTAGATCTGGCCAGATTGGAAGAATGTCAGCACCTAGACCAGTGGTCTCGTGAACACCCTTCTTGTAATAAAATCCATCAGCCACAACTGAGTCTATGATTGCTCTTGCAAGTTCTTCATGCTTCTTGTAGTCTGCTACCTCACTAGCGGTTGTTCCCTTTGTGTTTGCATCAACATAAGGTCTAACAACGGTAACCAGGTGCTCTTCTCCATCTATAGAGATAGAGTATTCGTTATCATAATCAGATGGTAAATTGATCACAACGATAGATTGATTTGAGGATATGACACTTCCTGTAACTACCGAGAGATCCGCCATATCTGTAACAGTATATGCATATGTGCCTGCTGGGGCACCAACTTCTAATACCGCCTGAACTGGATATGGCGGAACCCTCAATATTTCCATGTTACTTGCCAAACTCCCTTGCAACCTCTTCTGGTGTTGCTAGTCTAGCGTGGTCACGAGTAATCCACATATCAGCAGCCTGCTTAGTAACAATGTTGTAGCCACGGTAAACCTTACCGACACCACTCCAGGTTACATTCTTGGTAGAGTATACAGCAAACTTTTCTTCCTTGACAGTCTCTTTAACATCAGTAGCTTTTGGCTTTCTTACTACCTTGCCAGTACCGATAACACCATTCTCTACAGAGGTGATGCCTGCCACTTCTTCAACTCGCTTACCAGGATTCTGGCTACCAGAAGAAATAACATTCTTAGGCTCTTCAGCTTCTACTGGCTTTACATCTTCAATCACTGGCTCTTCTTGGGCCTCTTCAGAATTCTTTGCAACGATCTCTTCGATAATTGCCTTAAACTCTTCTGCCTTTTCGGCTGAAATGATTGGCTCACCTTTTTGAAGCATTGCAGGAACAACTGGAGTCTTTTCGACAGTGTCTTCATTTTTGATTTCTTCAGACATAATATTCTCCTTTGTCATTCATAATTATAACAGATTAATGAAAAAGAGGGCAGAGGCTAGATGCCCCTGCCCCCTCAATTTTTGCTTACAGTTTAGCTGTCAGCAGCAGCGTCAGCGAACGCAATAGCGTCCTCTTCCTCCCACTGTACACCAAAGCGGACGAATACTGTGTATTCAATGGTGTCCTTCTTTGGCTGGTACTGACGGTTTACTGTGATGTCACGCTGGAATCCCCATACACGGTTCTGTGGGAATGTCAAGTCGACATAGCCATCAGGGTAGTAAGGGACTTCCTGAACGTCAACACCAAGGACACGGGTAGTGCGAGCACCACCGAATGTCTGACCCTGGCCGTCTAGGTAAGCCTGTGTGTTAGCATAGGTGTTACCATTCTTTCCTAGTGCCTCAGCAATAGCGTCAGATAGGGTACCGTTGTTCTTAACAATGCCCTGGAAAGCGTCTGTACCTGCGTAGAACTTTAGGTTAGACTTGATTGCACGGTACTTACGTGGCATTGCAAGAATAATCTGCTGCATAACCTCTGGGGTCCATGCATTGTCAGCTACTGTTACAACAGCCTCGTGTGCGTCTCCGTTGGTCTTAACACGGTTTACAAAACCTTCCATAATGTTTAGGAATGCGTTGCTTCCTGTGCCAGTACCGTTGATTGCTAGGTCTTCGATGTCATTCGCAAATGCGTTTGTCATCAAACGTACTAGGTGGTCCTCAAGGGCTGCACCCTCAATACCATCTTCGAGAGCCTCAGCTGAGACCTCCCAGTCGAGACGTAGCTTCTTGGTTGATAGCTCAACCTTCGAGAACTGAGCACCAGTGTTGTCGTATGTACCAACAGCCTGAGCAGCTGCACGGATTACACGCTCTCCAACATTGACCTTCTCGAGTTCCATGGTGTTCGCTCGCATAGTTACACGACGACCGTCCTTGGCGAGTACAGTTGCATCCCATACGTAGTCAATAAAACGACGTGCCTGTTCAGGGCGTAGAATACCACTACCTGCATCACCCGAAGGATTTACAGCGTTTGGTCCAGTTGTTAGACCATATTCAGCGGTTGGAATGTTTCCAAGTGTGTTAGCACCTGGATCTGTTACACCACCAATGCCACCAGATGCGAATGCACCCTGACCTTGGTAAAGACCAGGAGCTGTGCCACCTAGTTCGCCAGATTCTCCTGGCTGGTTTTTGATAATCTCTTCCGACATATTGTCACCTCCTAAGTGATTTGTGTCTTAATTAAATAAGTCGGCAGTTTTGAGGAAACGTCCGCCCCATAGGGATTTTTCAACCTGCTTCGCAGGCTGTTCCTGTACGATCTCGCCTAGATCGCCAGACTTACGGAAAGCTGTATCTGCCTCTACGGCATCAATACGCTTTCCAATATTGTTGAAGTCACTCTCAGCATCGTTTAGCTTGGCGTTAACCAGACCGAGAGACTTCTTTAGATCAGCAATCTCGTCATTTAGTGACTTTACTACTGATGTTAGATCGCTAAAGGCTGTTGCGATACCATCACGAATTTCAGCTACTGCTGATGCAACGATATCCTCTGACTTAGATACTTCTTCCTTTACAGCCTCTTCTTCCTTCATGTCGTCAGCCTTCAGAGTTTCCTCTTCGTCCTCATCCATGTCGTCAGACTTCTTCTCTTCCTCGTCCATAGCGTGTCCAGACTTCTCAGTCTTAGACTCCTCTTCCATGGTCTTGTCTTCAGAATAAGACTTTTCTACTGTATCTTCGGTTGCAGTATCTGCCTCTGGAGCGACCTTTGCTTCTTCAACTACATCGTCGTTCTTTACGACATCTTCAGTTGTTTCGTTCATAGGATCTTCCTCCTTCGTCATCTTAGAAAGATTAATGCCTTTAGCACTATCAACTAAGAACTTTATCATTTCTGTTTTTTCGTTATCGTTTTTCTCAACGAAACCTATATTCTTCATCGGAGTGCCGTCAATAGGGCTTACCTCTACGTCTGAATCAGATACCTTTACGATACCGTTTAAATTATCCCAGAACACATTCTCAAACTCAGTGTCCAGGTTATCTCCCTTAATCACATCTACACCATCAACTTTCTGTACTGAAAGAATATTTGCAAACTGGTTTGCTGGGTTATCTACAAGAGATAGCTCAATAAGATCATATTCTTTAATAATACGGATAGTCTTATCCATCTTCTCATCATAAGCATCTTCGTACTTATTCATACGGCCACCGATAGAAAAGCCAGAAAGGGTGCCATCTAGGACCTTTTCCCAAGTGTCCTGAGCACCCTTTGAAACATAAGCAGAAACATAAACACCTGTATAGAACTTCTTAGTTTCTGAATCAAAGTACTTGTCTTCCTTAAAAGAAACCATCTTTCCAACAGAGAGTGGCTGATGCATTTCACGAATGTTACCACGAAATTTAGCGAATGCCTTTAGGGATGCATCGGTAGTAACAATGTCAGACTGCTTATCAACATTATCAAGTGTGGCAAATCCAGAAACGATGCGTCGTTCCTGATCAACCTTGCTGAATGGCATAGAGAGACGAACATTGTCGCCTTCTGTATCCCAATGTGCCTTTGATATAGTCATGGTACCTTAATTATAATGTATGTTTTTATTAAATTGTTATATTCTTGTAACTATTTATTATAGCAGATTATTCTGAAGAATTTCCTTCACCTTGAGGATTTCTTCCAGAAGTTGTTGCTGGACCATCTGATTGATTGTTTGTACGCTCTGCATCTCTTTCACGGTTGCCTGCCAGGTTAGATCTAGCGTCTGTAGCCTGACGTGAAGACATCTCAAATGGATCATCTCCATCTGGACGCTGTGGCAAGCCAAGAACTTCACGTGCTTCATTAGGAACCATGATCTGTGTCTTGACGTATCTCTCAAGAATCTGTGACTGAGTAACTTCATCTGTAAGAGTTAGCTCGTTGAACTTTAGCTCAAGAATGTCTGTCTTTTCCCTAATGATTCTGCCGATAAGCTTTTCAATGTTTCTTTGCATTGGTCTAGCTACCTGCTCCTTAAAAGTACGGTCTTGGGCAAGTGCAGCTGCAATATTAGAAGCGTCAGATCCACCAATCTTTGACAGTGGAACCTGGTGTGCAACTAGAATGTCGTCACGGTTGCGAAGTCTATACTCATTAAACGATGCCTCCTGGACACCATTCTCAATAGGCTTCATTTCAAACTCTACCTTATTTTGGTCAGTATCTCCAGGGAGGGGAATGTATAGGGTTCTATGTGACTGCCCCTTCAAGTTTGTCTGAAGGAATCTAAATAGCTTGTCTTCAGCTTCAGAGGATAGCTTTGCACCCTTAAGAGTTACAACATAACGTGGCACAGCCTTGTTGCTAAAGTAGTCAATGTTGTACTGTGACGCTAGCTGGTCTCCGTGTAGTGACGATACAGCAGACATGATGTCTGGAATACCATAGTAAGTGTTTAGTGGAGAGTACTGCTTGAAGTGAATAATCTCATTTGGACGTGGGTCACCAGTAATTGGGTTTACATTCTTTGCCCCGAAGTTTCTGAAGTAAACAACCTTGTGACCAATAATCTGAACGTAGCCATCCTTTAGTCTGCGAACACGCATAGTCGTAGATGGAATATGTCCAACATATCCAATCTGACCCAGAGTGGTTCTACCAATTTCTAGATACCCGTTTCCAGTTGCCTCGTAATCAGTTAGAACCTTCATCATTACGTTTGTAAAAGACTCTTCGTCATTAAGGTTTTCAATCCAATCACGAAGCTCAATCTTCATACGCTCAATACGGCGACGGGCTTTGTCACGTGCTGAGTCATTATCATTAGCCTCAATAGCCATCATTGTTCGATCAGAAACGTGGAAGTCATAGCCAAGACCAACAATATTTTCTACCTTGGCATCAATTGCTGCGTGATTAGCAAACGATGTGTCGTAGAAGTTAGCCAACTCGTATAGGTTCCATGGTGGAGTAATAACGTCAAACATACCATAACCATTACGATATACAGTTCCTGGATTAATCTCCTTGGACCTAGCACCATCAATACCACGGCTAACTGAATATGCACTGTCAAGATATAATGGGCTATTTACATCTAGATCTTTTGGGATCTGAGTTTCATAAGCCTTTGCCATTCTCTCAGAACGACGCTTAAAGTTTTTCTCTAGCCCAGCCAGGTTCTTTAGCTGATCCCACTCTTTATTAAATGGGTCTTGTGCCTTAAAGACATCCTCTTGGTTTCCAAAATCTGGCAAACCAATATCTCTAATGTAAAGTTCTTCTGACATTAGCCTTCATCTCCATATAGCTTTAGCGTATCCTGTGCTGCCTTAACTGCACCAAGGTCATTGAGATTTGGAATTAGACCCTGCTTCATTCTGTCTACTTGCTCTGAATATTCTTCATCTGTTACTCTTCCCATTCCTGGAAAGAAGATCGGCTTGCCATTTGGCTCACCGTGATATGCTGCAGCTTGGCGAAGCTTGTGCAGCTGTATTTCGTCACCCCTATGGGACGGAATGTTTAGGATGTTTCCCTGACCATCCGTAAACCATTTACCGTTTTCTCTCTGCCAAACATAGATACCCCAATCATAGTTTTTATCTAAGACTGTTACCTTTGAATTACCAATTTGATTGAGATTTTCCTTATTCATAACCAATAGTATACCATACTATACGGCTTGATAAGTATTAGTCTTCCATGTAACGTTGTTGTAGAACTTGTAAGCATAATCTCCAAACTTTGTTTCAACAGAATCATCTACAATTATCTTATTAGTTCCTGTATATACCTTGTAGATGTCAGATGGATCTACGCCATAATAGCTAGTATTCGATATAACTAAAACCTCTTGCCAAAGGTATGGAATTGCATTCCAATAGTTCCAGTCTAATGTTAGAGAGCCAGCCTTTTCTACCTTAAACCAAGGTCTTTCTACAACAGTCTGAACCTCTTGTAGGTTTGTTGACTTATAGTGAGAAATGTTATTAAACGTCATTGGCCCGTTTAGTCTTAGGGCACCCTCGTAAGAATTAAAGTCTTGGGTGTTGGCAAATCTAATTCCAAGCATTGCCCATTCTTGAACAGTTATAGTTGGATCTTTAACAAGCTTTCCATTAAGATAGAAAGACAAACCATTCTCCAATTGTCCTCTAGAATTGATTGCATAAATTTTTGCACGTTTACCCTGTGGATGAGTTGCTACCATAAAGAATTTTATATATGAGTTTTTGCTTTGAATTTCAAATATTTGTGTTGGAGCATATGGGAAAAAGTCTTGATCAAACTTAAGTGACATTTGCATAGCAATAACCTTGTAGCTATCTGCCCTAGACTGATTGATTGGAATAGATATTCCCCGATTTACCATTGGGTCATACTGCCCCTTAATTGAGATACCACTATCTTTAGTTAGATATAGGTATGGTGTGCTACCCTTATAAATCGTAAATGGATTTTTTTGCTTATACGTAAAATAAAATCCGTCTTTTCGATATGGGAAAATGTCATTTCCAAACCTAGTACCAATTGGGGTAGGTGCTGTTTCAGAAAGAGCTAGTGAAGCGTACTCCATAGATCTAATTAAAATTGGAGAGTCTTCAATATTTACAGTTTGAGCATGGATGTGTGCCACTATAGCAATATCCTCAAATGATACTGAGGCTGGTGGATAAATAATCATATTATCTACCACCTCATACTTAGTATTTAGCCACCCATCTCCTGGGATCAGAATTCCATCTTTTGGAGCAAGTTCAGTGTTTAAAAAATACTCAGACGGCTTATTTGCTCCTTCGGCCAATAGCTGAAAGCTTACATAAGTTCTAACAACAGATCCAGAGGTATCGTATCTATATGTATTTTGAGATCTATTTTTAAGATCTAAATAATTGTCAAAGCCCGTAAATAAGTGATTGTCTAAAGACTCATATGACCTTTGCAGCGGATTTGAGTATTCTGATTGAAGCTCACCATAAGTCCAAGACCCAGATGTTTCTTCCTGAATAAATCTTGATGGGGCTGGATAGTCAATGTTAAATTGAACAAAGTCTAGATCTAGCCTATCATCACCCCTGGCATCTCTTACCTGCTTAGATAAAGCAGATAGTGGAACATAGTCTTGCCAATATGAATCTGCACCAATCCTAATTCCAAATCCAGACATAGAGTCTACCAGAGAAAGATGATATGTAGCGATATGTCCGCTTACAGCAAGCTGTGCATATTGACCAAGAGTTCCTCCATCATATAAGAACTGATAGATTTGAGTATTATATAACTCAGCATCAGCTATATCTGGACCAATATTTCCATCAACAAACTCATCAGAGAAGCCAACGCCGTCCTGACCAAAAATTGATTCTATCTTTGCTATGTTCTTTGAAGAACACACCCCAATACTATAAATCTTTCCAGTAAATGTTTGTGAAAAATCTTTTCTTCCGCCAACGTATAACGACATTGTGGAGAGGTTGCCAAAAAATTGTGCCACCTTACCACCATAATAATTTGAGAACTTTTGTAGGTCAATTCCAACAATAAACTGTTCTCCAAGGAAATATCGTTCTTTTGAAGCAACAACAGTTTGAACATTTCCATCAAAAACAATATAGTCAATTCTGTCACTACGAAGAACTACCTCAAAGTATCCACCAGATACTTTATTTTCTACTAAAAAGATTGTTTGTGGACTATCCGCAACATCTACTTCTTGGCACGATATATATATTGCTTTAGCTGTCTCTGATGCTATAGATAGATTTTCAACATAAATATATCCATCAGTTTCAGACCACTGTGTTCCTGGCTTTAAAGATATTGCCATATCACTTGCTGAATAGGTTTTTAGATCAGCAATCCATTGATCGTATGTCTTATCACTAAATAAGACCGTAGGTTGATTATACTGTGGAAATGAAAGAGCATTTCCATTTATCCTTACATTATCATAGGCACCCTGTGACCACTTTGCAATATTAGGATAATTATAGTTTTTAGAGTATTTAGAAAATGGATAGTCAATAAAGACTGAGCTTCCGCTATAAGCATTATTTATATTTTCTGGAAATTCAACACCCTGACCATATACAAATCTACGCTTTGCAACTTGATTTGGAACCTTATATCCATAAGTTGCTACAGCATCTATTTCAAGAGGAAATACATCTTCGTATGCCCAAAAACCAAGCCAGTCATTATCTAAAACCAATTGACCATTTTGTTGAGTTATAGGTGGAAGGTTAACATCAGCTGCAATGATAATTTTTTCTCCAACTTGCTCCCCATTAATTAGCAATGATATGGATGAGCTAGAATATCTAATATGAACAAGCATTGGCCTAGACCATTGTCCTACATAATGTTTGATAACGTGGTCACCAATTTTTAATGATATAAATGGTCCATTAACATATATGCCATCTGTACCACGAACATTTCCAAATATTCTTTTTTCTTCAGAAGAATTACAGTTAGCCCTTAACCAAAACTCAAAAGTATAATCCTTATATTTTCCAGACTCGTTTAAGAAGCCTAAGCCAGGCAACAGGATAGCTGGGGCATTTCCGATCTGCTGTAGAGTAGTTGTGTTATTTGCACCATAAACCATTGGTACACCATAGTTTTTTGCAGATAGGGCATTTCTTCTAACTAAGTAGTATCCATTTAAATCTTGCAAACCATATGCAGAAGCTTCAATTGCAGTAATTCCAGAAATTGCAAGAATGTTTGATGGCACAGACACTGGCGTTGACCCAAGAGATGTCGAATTAAACTCTTCTGACCACTGACCAAGAGAAACGCCATTAGCTAGAAATGAATAGTTTTCCAGATCATCTCCCTCAAAGAATCTAGCCTTAATTACAACTCTAAAAGTAGAGTTTTGTCTTGGTGGGGCAAATGTTTCTGAAACAAATATCCAATTATTATAAATTTCTGTAGAAAAAAACTTTAAGTCTTGTATTGTTGATCCGCTAACATCATCGTAATATTCATATCCAATATCGAATCCAGAGATATACGCAGTATTGGAATATAGGAAAGCTCCAATACTAATTGTTGCTAAGGATTCATTCAGACTTTGTAGCGAAACAATGTCTGGACTTACACAAGAAACGGAAAACTCTCTTGTATCTGCAGATGAAGCTAGAACTTTTGAAACAAAGCTATTTGGGAATGGCTCATCTAATATAGATGGAATGTCTTCAGCAGATCCATTATCTATTTCCCACAAAGTAAAATCTCTATTTTGCTCAGATATCAGAGATACGTAGTCAGCAACATCATCCAGTGGCCACAGGGCAATAGGATGCTCAGAAAATACCTTTTCTGCATAAAGATTAGATGGATTAGACATTGTTCACCACCTATAGTTTACCACAGACTAATCCAATAAATGCCAAAAGGCTGGTGACATGTACTTTGTTCCACCTGTAATTTCTCTGGACTCATGAAAAAATGGTGGAGTTGATGGAAATATAACTAAGCTGCCAGCAGTTGGCTTAATAACTATTCCCTGGTCTGGGAAAGCTATTTCACCACCAAGATAGTCATCGTTTAGATATAAGACAGCAGAGATATTTTCTGTAGTTGGGTTTGGGGAAGAGTCTGTATGTCTTCCCATAGAGGCTCCAGTAAAATACTTGCTAATACTAATAGCTTTCTTTTCTCCAAGATTTAACTGTAGCTGATTTGCATAATCTTTTCCATATACAGACAGTAGGTTATCTAGTAGAAGATATAAATCTTTAACCTCGTCAGTTGCATCTAAAAAACTTTCAGCATTAGTAGACTTCCTTTGTCCAAAAACATAAGATCCGTCAGACGATGACCATGTGTGCCAATTAGTAATAAGTGAACTATTAGAAAGCTCTGCATCAGAGGATTCGATATCGTTGATTACCTGATATGGGTCATCCAGAATAGACTCATAATAAAAAATTTTTTCTGCAAAGATAGTAGGCTTAGACAACATCTAGCTATTCCATTCTTTCTTCTGATCATCCTGCTTTGGCTGCTCTGCAATTTTAAGCCTTGCTAACTCTTCCAAGAATCCTTCTGGATACTCTATGTCAGCATAGTCCCAAGAAAGAAGCATCGTATAACGCTCCCCAGATGTTACTTCGGTTACTGCATGAACATTGTTAATACCAACATCAAACACAATAGCTGTTCCTGCTTTTGGTGCTATAGAGATATTGTGGTCTCTAAAGGTAAGGTTTCCACCCTCATAGTTGTCATTCAAATATAGTATGGTCACAAGTTTGTTATCTTGCCATGCATTTGGAGTGCCATCTAGCTCCGCATTATCTGCGTGATCGGCAGCAAATGCTCCTGGAAGCCATTTATGGGCACTTAGAGTTAGGTTTCTTACTGGTCTACCAGTTACCTCTTCTGCAAGCTGTCCCAAAGAGTTTCTTAGGTTGTTAAAAAAATCTGGATTGAATAGCTCAACCCCAAGATGATTCTTAGGACCATATGGATCCATAACACGAGCATTAAAAAAGCAGGTTTGTTGCCAAAGTGAGTCTCCAGAATCATAGTACTGAATTACTTTCTGACAATCTTCTTCTGAAAGATACCCCGAAAACTCTACGATATCATGCTTATGAATAATTTTTTCCATAATCATTAGGCAAGCTTATTGCCCTTAGCCCACTCCTCTTTTTGCTTAGCCTGCTGCTCTCTAACCTTCTTTGTTTCTTCTTCCCACCAAGCTTCTTTTTCTTCAGAGTATTCTGCATCAGCAAAATCCCAAAAGGAGACCATTGTATATCTAGTTCCAGCTGTGATTTCCTTAACGCCGTGAATATTCTCTACTCCACCAGGGAACGTAATCAATGCATATGGTGTTGGCTTAAATGAGATATCGTGATCTGGGAAGTATAGCTCTCCACCCTCATAGTCGCCGTTTAGGTATAGAATTGCAACGTACTTGTTAATTTCAAATGCGTTAGGCTCTCCATGATTATCGGAGTTGTCGGAGTGTGGATTAGCAAAACCTCCAACATCCCACTTTTGTGCATGAGACGTGTTAGCCCTAACCTCTCTACCAAACACTGCCTCTACGTGAGCCTTAAACTGTTCACGAAGATTATCAAAAAAGTCACCAGAAAGGTTATAGTCTGCAAGCATTGGATCGTTTGCCATTAGCCCCATTCCAGATGATCCATAAAAAGCGATGTCCCCCCACATCTCAGCCTTAGCCTCAAAGTAGTTAGTCATATTTTTAGCATCCTCTGGATCTACAAAGTTTGGAATCTCTACAATGCGGTTATCCTTAATTCCCAGAATACTGTTTTCAATTGGTTCGTCCTTGTAATAAATAAAACTTTCTTTGTTAATGATATTAGTCATTAGTTTCCTCCAAATTTTTGTGAGAAAGAATGGTCCAAAAAAACGGACAGGTATATCTAATTCCAGACTCTATTGTGGTTATTCCGTGAATATAATTCATGTCTCCAGGGAAGAAGTAAGCAGCTCCACGCTTTGGCTTAAACTGGATTCCCTGATTTGGAAAATACAGTTCTCCACCTTCATAATCATCATTTAGATAGATAATTGTAGCAATGTCATACCAAGGAAAGTCATTAGGCTTACCTGCGTTATCTCCTTCATGCAACTCTTTGTCTGCGTGAGGCATTTGCAAATTACCTGGAAGCCATCTAACAAGAGCAGGGGATGTTGGTTTTGCATCAACACCAAAGAAGCTATCAATCTGAACCTTTAATCTTTTTACAATAGACCTAATAGTATCTACAGTTTCTGGACTAGTGCTATTAATTGTTGGATAGGTTGCTACACGACCATCCCAGTAGCCAGAATCATATATGACTACGCCATCTTCATTGTAGTGAGTTTGGGTAATATCCCAGGTCTCATTATTCCTAATAAAATTATTAAGAAGGTCTAGCTCTTCCTCTGTAAGGAAATTTTCAAGAGATCCAATCATCTCAGGGCCGTTTCCAAAGAACCCAGATGGGGTAATTGAAACGGGATTTTCAAAGTGACTATTAGAGTATTGTTTATCCATGGCTATATTATACCACGTTAGTCATACTTGCGTCTTTCCCAGACATCTTTCTGATAGACTCCACCGCTTGGTTTACGATACTTAAAACTATTTGCCATATTTTTAGTATATATCTCAGAAGGATTTTCTATGATGGTTTCTGACTTCCAGTCTTCACGTTTAAATGGGATAATCTGAGCATATGGAGTTCCAGCAGGAATAACTCCCTCAAATCCCTTTGCAACAAAGAATGGCATAGTTCCTGGAAGGCTTACCTTGTCATTGTCTATAATTCCACTTGTAGTTAGGAATGGTAAATCAAATCTATTGAAGGGTTGTGAGTATATCGCACTATATCCGACTGGTAGCTCTACTGCCCAGTCAGACCACCAAGCAAAGTGGTTGTCATGATATCCCCAGGGTGTCTCAAACTGTGGCATTGGAGATCTGTCGTGCAAGAAGTCTTTATACTGGCTATCTAGGACTTTGCCCACCACGGTTCCAGATTCACTAATAGAAAATTCAATGTCGCACGGTGTTCTGTATACGTATCCAGTAGTCATAATATCGTAAAGTGCTGGACATGCTTTCCAGGTAACTACCCTGCCACCATCTGGACCAATAAAAGGCTCTCCATCAGAATTCATTGCATACCTGTCGGCATCTTTATACCAAACTGGAATTGCTTTGCTGGTTGGGGTTGGCTTAGACATGCTAGACTCCGTTAGCCAAGACCTATTAGATACAAACTTAATCTTTTTGTTCATTTATAACTTTCATGACTAGCTTCTTAGCCTCATGCTCTCCGACTGGGGCACCTGTGTGATCAACTGCATCTCTATAGAAATGTGTCCAATCACCCACTGAATTGCGAGCCTGTGATGCTTCTGATCTTGCTGACATCCTGTCTCCCCACTCTCTAGTACTCCATTCACGTGGTGTGTGGTTCTTAACTGTAACCTCATAAGACTGAAGATCATTTAAAGAAATTGGTAGAACTGTTGCGATTGGAGTTCCAGCTGGAATTGTAATCTCTACGTTTGGTTGCAATACCATCCATGCAATAGGAAGTTCTGACTCAAGAACTGATGTGCTAATCACGGTTGTAATGCACTGAGCACCTTCAATAAATTGATTTGGCACTGGCATAGTCAACAAAGAGATGTTCTTTTTTGCAGAAAAATAAATACCAGTATTAAAGCTTATTGTTCTATTTCCACGATTAACGTGAACATATTTTTCTCCAGATATAACCTTAACGTGATCTGGAGTAGAGTCATTTATACCGTCCCAAATAAAGGTAATGTCTTCTGGAAACGATATTCCCCAGCCAAGTCTATTCGCAATAGACATTGGAAAACAGTGATAGGCATGCCTTTCATATGTGCTGTCCATCCAGTCACGCTTCATTGGAATTTGATCTATATTGCCAGAGCGATCATGGACTCTATATGCCACAACCTCCATAATTAGTTGCCAGTTTCCTCATAGAATTCTGGTTTGTGGTACTTTTCGGAATAGTCAAGCATAGTAACGATTGAATACTTTACCCCAGAGTGTACTGGCATAGCACGGTGTGGATACATAAAGTTAGATGGGAATAGGTATAAATCTCCAGCCTTAGGCTTAACACTTAGATTCTGAAGTCTAAAGAATAGCTCCCCACCTTCATAATCATCATTTGGATAAGATACAGCTGACAGAACACAGTTATAAGAGTACCCATTGTCGTGGTGCTCCTGGAAGTGCTGTCCTTCACCATACCTAACAAAATTCATAGCTTCCCAATATCTTAGCTCTCCGATATTGTGCATCTTGCAATAGTGCTTTACTGCTTGTAGTTGTCTAAAATAAACATCATCCCACAGCTGACGTAGCTTCTCTGCAGCATCTCCAGTGTGCTCAGCGATATCTGACTTCTTATACTTAAAATCCTTGCAATCACGATACTCTGGAATCTTCATTCCATATCCCACCATAGCGTCAGCATATTCATAGGCATTGTCTGGATCTTCTAGAACATCTTCAAGTCTTTGAATAATATTCATACTAGTTGGAAGGACATCACGATAAACCAAGATACCGTGCCCAAAGTCCTCAATAGATGACCAAGTAATTTCATCAATTCTGTAAAAGTCCTGAATTCTTTTTTGCAAATCTTCTTGCTTTTGGTTATTTTCTTGCTCGTTAAATTCTTGCTGGTTTGACAACGTTTCTCCTTAGTATGTAATCTTACTCATGTCTTCTTGACGATAGTTAAAGTTTCTTAGACCACCACGGTCGTTATAGTCTGTCATAATCACAACAGAATACTTAGTTCCAGAGATCATGTCGTTTGACGCATGCTCATAAATATAAGTTGATGGGAATACCATGACATCGCCCTTCTTAGGCTTAAGTGTTAGATTAAACCTTGGGAAATATAGCTCTCCACCTTCATAGTCATCATTAATGTATGCAACTACTGAAACGGTAGTAACGTAGGCTGGGCCATGGTCTGCATGAATCTTAAAGTGTGTTCCTGCACCATCATACTTTACAAAGTTAAATGCCTCAAAGAAGTTTACACCAACTCCCCAGTAACGACCATAGTCATCAACATTTGGTTTAATTGATCTAAATGCTAGCTCATGCATTTCGTACAAAGCTGCATTCTGATCATCTCTAGGCCCAAGGTTTGTAGTACTTACCTTAAAGTCAAGACACTTTCGTGCCTCTTCCATAACATCGTCACCTTCTGTTACCTTTGCACCTTGCCAAGAATACTTAGTCTGACCGTTTAGATTGTTTTCTAGAGTGCTTATCATGTAGTCACATAAACTACTGCTAATTGCATTATTGTATACATTAATTCCAAGTGCTGGATTTGACACAACTATACCGCCATGAGTTACTCTAGATGGCATTCTGTTTGAGTCTGTTTCGGATCTATCTTTTGTTAGCCAATCATTCATATGCTAATTATAGCACAAGACCCAGGATTGTTAGTCCTGGGTCTATGCACTCTCATTCTTTAGAACATCAGCACTCCGCTGAAGCCTGGGAAGAACGGTGGAAAGAATGGGAAGAATGGTGGGAAGTAAGGGAAGCTTGGCCCAAACCCTGGGAAGAACGGGAAGAACGGGAAGAACGGTGGGAAGTAAGGGAAGCTTGGTGGGAAGAATGGTGGGAAGAATGGTGGGAAAAATGGAGACAGTGTAGTCACGCTATTAGAGTTAGCAGAGTATACACCAACACCATTTGCGTTTTCAGCTCGGATTTGGTATGTCTGAGCAGTTCCACCCTCTTGGGTAATGTTAGTAGTGCTTGCTGGAGCGTTTACAGTATTAGTCTTGTTATCAGAGGATGTCCAGCGATATAGTGTAATTGACTTACCACCAGTTGCTGGAGCAGTCCAATCAAGCTTGTCCTGATTAGTCTGAGCAGTAGCTGTAGGTGCTGACATAGTTGCAGGAACTGTTGTAGCAGTTACGGTTACGCTAGCAGCAGTCCCTTGTGAGGTTCCAGCTGCATTTGTAGCAGTTACGCTAATTGTGTAAGTAACATTAGAAGCAAGGCCCTCTACAACAACAGGAGACGATGATCCTGTTGCGGTCCTAGTTGTCTGACCAACAGCAGTTGCAGTCACTGTATATGACGTAGCAGCAGGAGAAAGGGCTGGTAGCTCGAAAGCTACACTAGCTGCTCCGTTATTGAATGCTCTGTTGGTGCCTACGTCTGTAGCGACTACATTGATAGGTGCTAGTGGCTCTAGAAAGTCGTTTGATGCTTGAGACTTTCTACCTGATCTTTTTCCTGCTGCCATGCTATGTGCCTTCCTTTAATTATGCTGTTAGGTCGCCGTAGACCAACCAAGTGTTTTCTGCTCGCTTTAGAAGTGTTGCAGAAGACCACTGGGTCCTTAACTTAAGTCCTGGAGTTGCATTTACGGTAACTCCACCTGCACCTGCGATTGTTACCTGACCAGTTCCAGTCTGAATAATATCAATAGTTGTTCCTACTGGGTAGGCTACTGAAGAATTTGTTGGAATAGTCAAGGTGGTTGCAGAAGACTTGCTAATCTCAACAATTGTGTCACGTTCGTTTAGGTTAGATAGGGTATAAGAATCTGTTTTTGCAGAGATAGTGGTGATAGAGGGAACGCCCTGCTTTGTCTGAGTGCCGTCAGTAAATACCACACCAGCCACCTCAATATTGTTAACAGCTAGGTCGTCTAGCGAACCCTGAGCAAAATTTATCACCGTTGTTGGCTCGTCAGTTACACCCTTGAATATCTTCCACTTTCCAGCAGATGAGTCACGAGCAATACCAGAGTGCTGATATGTTCCATCGTCAAAGGATGCGACTATACCAAGGTCTACCAAATTAGTCTCATTTCCCTCACCAATATAGATTAGTGGATCAGAGACAATTAGATCTTGTGCTGAAACTGTCGTTGTGGTTCCAGAAACTGTTAGGTTGCCAGTCACCTCAAGGTCTCCGTCAACACTCGCACCGCCTTCAAAAATTGGATATGAAAGATTTGCCTTAAGGTTTAGTTCTTGGTACGTCGCATTTGAAACTGGCTTATCTGCATCTGAAGTATTGTCTACGTTACCAAGTCCTACGTGAGTCTTTGTGACACCAGAAACAGTTCCAGTAAATGTTGGATCTGCTGTAGGTGCCTTAGCATCTAGCTGTGTCTGAATGGCAGATGTAACACCATTTACATATCCAAGCTCGGTAGAGGAGACATCTCCTACAGAGGTAGTACTTGGAAGAACTACGGTACCTGTAAAGGTTGGTCCACTTAGTGGTGCATATGTAGATGATGCAGTAGCAGATGCAAGCTTGGCATCTAGCTGAGTCTGAATAGCAGAAGTTACTCCGTTTACGTATCCAATTTCTGTAGAAGAAACATCACCAATAGATGTCGTTGTTGGCAATACTACTGTTCCAGTAAAGGTTGGGTTGGCTGTGTTTGCTTTTGCATCAAGTTCACCCTCGATGTTTACATCAGCTTGCTCAAGAGCGTCTATCTGTCCCTGAATTGAACCTGTAACTCCATCAAGGTAAGAGATCTCTGTTCCAGTTACCGAACCAACTGATGTTGTTGAAGGAAGTACAATATCTCCAGTAAATGTTGTATCTGCTAGAATTCCATTAACTGCTGTGGTTACTGATGTAGATATTGCTGAGTTAACCTGAGCATTGTTCATAACATATTCTAGACCAGCAAAGTTGTTAACACCATTACCGACCTTAAACCCTAGCAGTGTTGTGTTGTAGGCAACAGTTCCTAGAGGAATAATGGAGCTGTCTGCTTCCCAGCCAGCTGCGTTCTTCTTGATAATTGGAACAACCTTTGACACGAAGTCTGGGTCGTCTCCAAGTGCTGCAGCTAGCTCGTCGAGAGTATTTAGAAGATCTGGGGCACCAGCGATTAGGTTTCCTAGCTGGCTAACTGGAATCTTTCCAGTGCTATCAAGGGTAGCAACACCATTATTAGCTGCTTTTTGGCTTAGTAGAATGTAGGTTCCAGATAGGTCTGTGGTGTCTTGGAAGTATGTTAGGTCATCCCAGTGATTGATTCCATCACCAATCTTAAATTTATTGGTGTCGGTTTCAAAACCAATTTCACCAGCTGCTAGAATAGGGTTAGCTGTGCCCCACTGAGACTCTGTTCCTCTACGTTGCTGCATTCTTGTTGCCATAGTATTTTATCTCCTAATATTAGGCTTTTAGCCCTCAACACTCATTTATAATTATAACATTCGTTTTACGAATGCTTAATTAAAGTTATCTATTGCTATTCCGCCATTCCAGGTCATTGCCCATTCATTTAGGTTATAATAGCCTGCATCTGTAACAGATACAAAATCTCCATCGTAGAATCCACCATCTTGGTAAATACTAACAATAAGTCCATCTCCACCGATTGAAGTATCGTGAATGTGCTGAGGTAGATTGATAACATCGTTGTATGTTGCCAATACAATCCACGCATCATTAAAATAAATATTCATTCTAGAGTTGGTTGTGTTAAACCATTGCATTCCAACAGTTGGATCATCTGGTTCTGTATCTTGAATTACTACCAGTCTAGAGTCTACATAGGACTTAGTTACTGCATGTGTTGATTCTGTTGGCTCAGCAACAACGACAGTGCCTCCGAACCGACCGCCATCTGTAACGATTAGCCCATTCTTGACCTTGAAGTCTCTTTCTGTCACAGCCATTCAATTCTCCTAATTAAAACTTGTGGGTGGTGGGGTTTTTGAGGAACCCCACCAGAAACCTTTGTTTAATTACGCTAGCAGTGTACCAACTACAGTAACTGTAGAGGTGTTGTTAGCAGTTGTTACTAGTAGCTGTACATCTGTACCACTGATTCCTGCAGAAACAGTAGATGCTGAACCGTTAGTTCCAACGATACCATACTCTGTAATTGCAATGTTGTCAGAAGTGTCTAGAGTCAAAAGAACCTTAGAGATTTCTGTGTGTGTTGAGTAAGCAACCTTTACAAGGAATTCTGCTGAACGGTAGTCTGCCTTAGCCCAGGCATAAGCTGTCTGTACACCAGCAGTTGGTGCTGATAGAGTAGCTGCAACCTGTAGAGCAACATCATCAATACTTACTGTGTTGAACATTGAGTCAGTACCCTGGAGTGCATCTACTGCTCGCTCATCTGTGAAGTAAAGGTTGGTACCCTCATCTAGATCGGTTGTGGTAGAGTCTGCAACACCGTTTTCTGCGGTAATTGTAAGACCAGAACCATTACCTGTGATGGTGATGTTAGTCTTGCTTGCACCAGTCAACAATTCAGCAGCAGCAGTCTTAGCACGAGCATCTGTGAAGTAAAGGCTTGTACCCTCTTCAATGGCTGTGGTAGTCAGTGCGTCAATTGCAGTTGTAATGTCTGAAGGTGTAGCCTTAGCATTCAGCTGTGTCTGGATTGAAGAGGTTACGCCATCTACATAGTTAAGCTCAACTGTAGAAGCAGTAATACCATCAAGTACGTTTAGCTCAGCTGCTGATGCAGTCAAGTCAGAAACATCTGCAACCACAACCGTAATGTCGTTGCTTGCAGTGTTAATTGTCTTGTTGGTTAGTGTCTGAGAGTCAGTGGTACCGACAATTGCACCTGTAACACCGTGTGTTGAGGTGTCATTTTCGTGGTTGTCTAGGTTAGTCTGAACAGTAGCTGCTGCACCTGCTTCATCGTAGTTTCCAGCAAGACCATCTGCATAGTCTTCTGCTGCTGACTGTGCTGATGCTGCTTCTGAAGAAGCAAATGTTCTAGTAGCTGTAATGGTTTCGTCAATCTCAAAGGTGTTACCGTTTAGCTCTAGACCATTACCTGCAAGGAATGTTCCAGCACCAGAGAACTGGGTGAAGCTAATTGGGTCTGTACCGATGGTAGCTGGTCTAAGAGTCTGTACCCAACCAGTGTTAGCATAGGTTCCAGAGGTTACGAAAATGAAGTCTCCGCTGTCTACTTCTGTTGCAGTATCAAAGTCTGTTGCACGTAGTGCCTGACCAGAAGCCTGAACTACATAGATACCGTTTTCTGAAGCAGTGTTCTGGTTCTTTACAAGAACACGGTCACCAGTTGCAAGAGTTACTCCGCTAAGGGTGTCTCCATTCTCAAGACCATTTGCGATTGAAACGTTTGCACTTGTGGCAGCTCTAGCTGCTTCGTGAATGTGAAGTCCTTCAGATACAGCATCAACATATGACTTGGTTGCAGCGTGATCTGCCTGTGTTGGAGTTCCAAGACCAGAAATCTGGTTTCCGTCCATAAGCAAGTCATCGCCAAATGTCTTATTGGTTAGAGTCTGAGCCTCTGATGCACCAACAATTTCGGTAACGCCGTGAGTTGAAGTATCTGCTGCGTGATCTGCAAGGGCAGTGGATGTCTCAAGAGCAGTGATGTCGTCAGTAATAGCGTTTAGCTGTCCCTGAATACCAGAGGTTACACCATCAACGTAGTTCAACTCTGTAGTGGTTAGGGTTGCACCATCAAGAATGTTTAGCTCTGAGGCAGTAACTGTTGCACCGTCTAGAATGTTTAGCTCACTTGTAGATAGAGTTGCACCGTCTAGGATGTTTAGTTCTGCTGCGGTTGCTGTTACACCAGTTAGGTCAGTTGGAGCAATCGAAACGTTCTGGGTTCCATCAAATGTCTGCCCTGCGATTGTACGTGCTGTCTGTAGTGCTGTTGCAGTTCCTGCATTGCCAGATACGGTTCCAGTTACGTTACCAGTTAGGTTACCTGTTACGTTACCTGTTACGTTTCCTGTAACATCACCTGTAAGGTCACCAGTTACGTCACCTGTAACATTTCCAGTTACGTTACCTGTTACATCACCAGTTAGGTCACCAGTTACATCACCTGTAAGGTTACCTGTTACGTTACCTGTTACGTTTCCTGTTACGTTTCCTGTTAGAGCTGCTGTAATTGTGCCTGCAGCAAAGTTACCAGAGCCATCACGCTTTACAACTGCATTTGCAGTGTTTGCTGAGGTAGCTGTACCACCAATAAGACCAACAATGTAATCCTGGTCTGCCTGCTTCTTGGTTAGAATGTCAAAGTTGTTTACCTTTGCGGTTGTTCCTTCGACAATCAGACCACTTTTAATCTTAAAGTCTTTTACGACTGTAGCCATTTTTTATCTCCTTTTAGTTATGCCTTAAGTCCAATACGTGCATAACGTAGTGTGACTGGCTTAATGACTGAATCTGGGGTAACAGTTAGTGCAACTGTATCTCCAGTCCTAGAGACGCTAATGGTGCCCATATTCCCATCGTTGTCTATTGTTCCATACTCAGAAACGGAAACGTCTTCTCCGTCCACCAAGATGGTTAACTCTGTGGCATAAAAGTAATTATCTCCCTGAGTTGTCTTTGAAAGGGAAATAATATACTTTACCATTCTCCATGCTGTAGCACTAAAGCTATCAAATACGGTTGGGTTTTGAATATCGCTTATTGTGCTTTCATTATTACCTGTTGTTCCAAGGTCAGTAGCCTGACCAGAGGCGGTATCAATAAGATCCGCATAGTCTTCCTGAGATGGACGATCTCCAGTCTCAAAGCGTGTTTTTACATAGGATATCGAGGTTCTTGCCATGGTTCAATTATACAGGTGTTTTATAGGATGTAGTTGCTGTAGCCAATGACCTGGATGCCAATACCTGGCACATTATTGGGACCGTATCCCTCAATGCCAATGTTTGTAAACTTAACTCTAAATGGGATGGTTTGGTTTATTAATACCGTTCTTTTTGGACGAACAATATTAAATATTGGAAAAGTTTTTGCAGACAGCTTTCTGGTTCTAACCTTCTGCTCGTCTACAATGACTGCTTTAGCCATTAGTCAGTTACATCCTCAAGAATGATCATACTACCCTGAGCTACAGTCCAAACAATTAGGTTGTTATCTGTTGATAGCTGAATATCAAAGATGTCTCCAGTTCTCAGGTTATAGGATTCTGATGCTGTTAATGATACTGTAAACTCTCCTGGAGCATCATCTAGGTCAGCCTCAGGGGTAAGTATCATAACCAAAGTTGCAGCATCTGTGATTACTCCAAGATTTGCAGAAGAATTAGGTCTTTTAATCTTCATAGAAATATCCCAGTCTGGGATGTTCAATGGTTGCTTTGCATCATCAGTTACATATACCCTGAATGAAGCGGTATCACCACGAACGACTGTCCAGTTAACAATCGGTGGTTTATTTCCAACGTCATAAGACGAAGCAGATCCTCTAGTAGTAGCCATAAGTTTATTATACACTAAGCCAAGCCAGCTTTAAGTGCCCCCCAAGTTCCATTTCCCTTTGCCTCAACAATAATGAGTCCTAAAGATGCTGCATGAGCAACAATACCCACTGCACCACCAGCGTCTTGCTGAGTTGTTAAGCCACCAGACGCTCCTGCATATAGGATATCTCCAGCAGTAAATCCAGAAGTATTAACATTTTCTAGAATTCCAGAAACAACAACAATACCGTTTGCAGTATTGGCGATGTTTGTTTTTGCTAGTCCAAGAATCGGTTGTGTTGTTGAAGAGGTTGCTTTAGCAACCGTAGTTGCAGTGTTATAACCAGTTACATAGACTGGGTCTCCTGCAGATATACTTTGACCACTATTATTCAAAACTCTAATTTGTGAATAAGATGCTAGTGGAAGAACAGCCTCTAGCTTTTCAACTAGCTGCCTGATGTCACCATGAACATTGACGGGGTCGTCAGATTCTGGGTAAGGTAGTTCGTATGTTTGAGATTCTCCAGTAGCCATAAATTTAATTATAGCATGACAAAATGACTAAAAAGTGGTATAATTTTAGGACAAGACCCTTAAACAAGGTCTTTTTGCTTTAGGAGGTGCAATTTGAAAAAAGTTGCAATACTAGGAGCGGTAGTAGTATTACTTGGCTGTTCTGCAGCTACCGTGGCTGATGACCATAAATCATTAAGTACAAATAAATATACAACAAAGCCAACAATTGAGACTATGTCTCTAATAATTGAAACAAGCAAGACACAAACAAGACTTGAGCAGCAAGCTGCTGAAGCTTTAAAAAATATAGCTGAACAACAAAAGGCTCAGAAGGAAAGAGTTACCAATAGGCAGGCTCTTCAAGATAGGCTTGTTCAGCTAGAGAAGTATGTTGGAAAGACCTGGTATGTATTTAGCGGATCTTCTCCTTCTGGATGGGACTGTTCTGGATTGACTAGATGGTTCTATGAGGGTCTTGGTATTACTCTTGACCACTCTGCTAGCAAGCAGGCTAAGAATGCTGGATACTATGTAGATACCCCCCAAATTGGAGACATAGTTGGATTTAAGCATCTTAACTCTAAGAAGTATTTTCACGTAGGCATTTATGCTGGTGATGGAGTGGTAATTCATTCTAAGAAGCCAGGAACAAGAACAGAAAAGATCAAACTAACAGACGGATGGTTTTCTCAAAGTGAGATTTCCTTTATTAGAGTTATAGAGAATTAATTATGAAAACAACTGCAATTATTGGAACTATAAGTCTTGTGGCTAGTCTAACTACCGCAAATGTATCCCAGATCGATGAGGATCATTTCTCAGCGACTCAGACCCTTCTTGTTCCAAATTATACCATTAGCTTTGAACGTGGCTCCTATGAGCTTGTGGAAGCTAATTACGACAGGAAGACCCAGCTGTCTGAGAAAGAGCTTGACTCAATCCTTAGACAAGCTGGTTTTTCTGGTAACGGACTAAAGATGGCAAAAGCCATTGCATTTCATGAATCTACTAACAGACCAATGGCACTTAATAAGTCTAGTAATTGCTATGGACTATTTCAAATTAATATGACTGGCTCTATGGGTCCTGATCGTAGAAAAAAGTATGGGCTAAAGTCTAATGAGGATTTGTACAATCCATTGATTAGTGCTCAGATTGCATACCAGATGTCTAATGGTGGTAAAGACTGGAATGCCTGGTCTACAGAAAATGCAGCAAAAAATAAGGTATTTAATTAATCTGTAACTAGAATCCTAAATATTATTTTTCCAGTGCTCTTCTGATATTTCTTTTCTAATCACAGATAGGTATGATGGGCCCTTTGTAAAAAACCAGTGATCGGGCTCTGCAAAATGAAAAAATATCATGGCTACGTGCTGTTGACCTGGGTTTGGAAAATCTTCTCTCCAATGTTCTTGATCATTTCCATAATATGCAAGAGCTTGGTTCGGACTAAGAGTATAAGCCTTTCCATCTACATACAAGTCCCAAGGTTCTGTCTGATATAGGCACATGTCTAGAGTATATGTACAGGCATTGTCATCTTTATGTCTATAGAGGCTTGGTGCTGGATCGCTACCTTCATAATGGGAAAAAAGTGTGTATGTGGGTAATAGAGTTTCGCTCTGAAAAACCTTTCTTGCTACTGGAACTAAATATTCTGCGAAAGTACCTAGCTCTGGTATAGAGTTATTAGCAACAACATACCTAGATAATCCTTGCTGAAACTCAAATCTTTTTGGATTTCCAAATAACCCCATAAGTTTAGAGTAGTCATCTTTGCTTAGCAGGCTATCAATAACGATAGGGTCTTTTACCTTGCCCAACTTACCACCGCATACCTTGTTCCATCTGTAACCTCATTTACAGAATGATTATACACATATGTAGATGGGAAAACTATCATCTCGTTAGCTTGTGGTTTATAAGATACATTAAATCTAGGAAAGTTGATTTCCCCACCTTCGTAGTCGTCGTTCATGTAATACACAAAAGAAACCCTTCTGTGATAGTCTGGATGGTCATCAATATGGTTTGTAAACTTTTGACCCACGCCATACTTAAGGATGCCGTAGGAATCATGCCAAGTTGTAAATATTCCAAACTCATTTTTATAGTCAGATTCTACTAAAGAAAAGTTATCATAAAATAATTTTGAAAGAGATGTATTGAATGCAGCATAAACACTTGATAAATCAATCTCTGGATTTTCCATATAAGAAACACCAATTGTCATTGTATCCCTTGTAGACTTGTTTAACTCACTTTCTCCAGTAGATTTTACATATGCAGGTGACCATGATATAGCACCTGTATTCACGGAGGCTTCGATGTCATCAATTAAGTTTTGATACCCAGAAATAACATCTGAGTATACAATAATTCCAGGTGCTAGTTCTTTTTTGCTCATTACCATTTTCCTAAAGGACAAGTTGCATTAGCTAACTTAGTTTTTGCTGCCATAAAACACCCACACTTTTTACATTGCTTTGTTAAAGATAAAAGCTCTGGGCATTTTTGACAGATAGAGTATCTTTCTTCCGATACACTGATATCAGCCCATTCTGAATTTGGATTAACAAGGTCCCACGGCCTTGTTTCGCCTAGATTTGACTTCCATTTTTGCCAAGGAGAAATTTCAGACACAACTACCCTTAATTTGAAGAGAACTGGCCGTCAGCGTATGTCCAACCAAACTGAACGCCAGGAGTATTTGTTGACTCAACAACTACTGGATTAGAAGATAATCCAGCCCAAAGTCTTTCATGATTTGCAGAAGTATTTGGGATGTGAATTGTTCCAACTACATCACCATCTACAATAAATGCAAATGTTTTAATTTCAATTTCGCTCATTACACTCCTTAAATAAAATCATACTATAGCTATCTATTTTAGCATATCCACATACCATCTATACACTCACATTCTAAGAATGGCCTATTTCCAATACATCCAGATGGTGTAGGTGTAGGAGTTGGAGTCGGAGTTGGTGTAGGAGTTGGTGTAGGCGTAGGAGTCGGTGTTGGTGTGGGCGTTGGTGTTGGAGTAGGTGACCCAGTATATTCTCCATAATTTACAGTTATACTTCCAGTTGCATTTGAATATCCAGACTTGCTAACCGTTACTTCAATTGTTACATCTGTATTTGGGGTTCCTTCCCTATAGTACTCTGGATAAGTGCTTTCAAAGCTGGTCCATTGTGGTGAAAATGTGACTCCTCCAAGGGCATCATAGGTATTATAATTAGTCAAATATACATTAACATACCTTTTTCCTCCAGCGGCATTTCCTGTTGATTCAAGCTGGAATGTTGGCGTTGGTAGGCTAGGTGCAGGAGTAGGAGTAGGGGTTGGTGTTGGTGTAGGGGTTGGTGTAGGTGTTGGTGTAGGGGTAGGGGTAACCACATAATTATACAAACTAAAAGCAACAGTTGTTTCATAGTCAACAAGCGTATTTGCTGATGGATTCTGAGAAGCAACAAGATTATCTAAAGACTGATTTGATGTATTAACATCAGGACCTAGTGAATATTCCAATCCAGAAGATTGTAGTAAAGATATAGCAGCAGATGACGATAGCCCAGAGATATCTGGAACCAGGACCATTCCTTTTGAAGATGCATAGTAGCCAAATGCATTTACCATTGCATCACCCTATGCCTTCAAATCACCAATCAAATGCCACTCATCAGTGCCAATCTTTGTTAGCATTGCCCCAGAATATTGTGTAGAAATTTTTGCGTTATTGTTTTTACTTCTAATTACCACACCAGATCCAGAGACAGGAACAATGCTTACTTCTCCAGAGCCATATCGGATTACCTCAAGTCTGGCACCCACTGGAATACTTGCTACAGAGTTAGCTGGAATAAGCAATTCTAGGTTTGAAGAGCTATTCATTCTAATCATTTTATTTACATCAGAGGCTGCGACTGTATAGGATAAAGTTTTTTCGTTGATAACAACATTGTCATAGTTTACCCAACTGCTTCCAGAATAATACTGTATTTGGTTAATGGTGTTTCCACTATTATCTTGTCTAACAAATACAACGGTTCCATTTGCAACTGGTGCAGTCATTGCTGCATCACGAGCAGTTGGGTTTTGAAAATTATTAACCCCACCTCTTGCAACAATAGACTCTTCAAAAGATACTGTTTCAGCAAAGTTATGAATTCCAGTCCAGGAATAGTTTGCAGAAGTGCTAGCAAGACCAGCAGTTGGATACCAGGTATCCGTAGCTTCGTCATAAATGTAGGCTACTTTTGAGTTAGATGAAATAGTTGTCATGCCTGATAGCTCCAAATCTGATAGTCTCCGCCATCAAAATTTCCTGATCCAGAAAGTGTTAGCTGGACTGAAGTAATTTCATTTGTGTTCTTATAATATCCAAAATATGGACCTTCGCTAGTATCTGCAATAGTTGATACTGGCTTTAAAAAAGCTGCTGTATTTGACAGATCCACCTCAATAGTTAAGTCTTGGGTTGCAGTATTAGCAAATGTTGGAGATGATAGTCCAGAAGCAGATATTAGACCACCAGTGTTTACGTAGTTAGGTCCTGAGTCAGAATTAAATCTAATTACTAGACCAAGCTCGCTGCCCGTGTTCGAGTGGGTCCAGTCTTTTAAGACAACGTAGAACTTTTCTCCAGAAATTCCAGTAACTGAAAGAGAAGAGCCAGAAAGAGTTCCAGAGTCAAGAAGTTGCCAAGTAGGGTTTTCAATTATTGGTACAACGCTGTCTGCATCTACCCAAATAAAACCATTTTCTGGTGAGGTTGGCTCTGTAGCCGAATAGTCTGATCCAATACCAGTTAACTCTACAGCATCTAGTCTGGTGTCTAAAGCTTTAATATGTCCTGCAACAGAGTTTGCAATTAAGGCAGCTTCGTTTGCTGGAGGTGTTGAACTTCCATAGTGATATAGCTTCAGAGCTGCTTGTATGTCAGCAGCATCATCGTACCCTGGAATTTGTGTCGGGTATACGGAGCCAATACTTTCAGAAGCCATTTTTTATCACCACTTCAAATTATACCACAGTAATAAGCAAATGAACTGTTTTTTGACCTTCTACGGATGCCCACTCTGATTCTGAATACTCAATAGCGTTTAACGATATTGGTAAAGAAACTAGGTTATTTACAATTTCAATTTCAGAAACTGATACTGCCACGGAGACTGGTGATGTTCCAAGAATATTTACCTGAACATTAAAATTTTCAGCGGTATAGTTTCCAATAAGATCAGCTGGAACTATAGCCGTGAGTGGGATATTAATGTCTGCTTCTCCAGCAACAAACGTTCTTGTAAGATTTTCAGAGTATATGTTCGGGGTTAGCTTAAAAAGCTTAGTCCACACAGCAGTTCCATTACTTGGTCCAGCTATAAACTGATACATAAACTGGTATTCATCATCAGAAGTTAACAAATTAATATACGAATCGTAAACCTGTGGTGTTTCTGGCAATACTACATCGTCTGGCTTGCCCAGGCCATATAGGATAAGACTTCCACGGTCACCCTGAGGACCAAAGTCAATATCTAGACTAATTGATGCTGGACCACCCAGAACAGTTAGATCATCTGAAGACAGGATTACTTCAGCCATTAGTCACCAGACATCCTAGTTACATCTGCAGTTACTGAAATCTGACCACTTAAAAGTGTATAGATTTTATCAGGACCGCCAGACACTGACTTTTTAATCTGCACATCATACTGATAGGTTGTGCCAGGCACTAGCTGTTTACCAATACCGCCAGGAATTTGACAAATAACGGAGTCATTCTCTATTCTTGCAAGACACTCATACTGGGTAGCCCCAGCTGGTCGTGTTGTTGCAATAAAAAACTTTACAGAGTATCCGCTTAAGCTAAAAGGAGCCCCAGTAGAGTCCTTTGGATAGATGTTAAACTCATACAGGTCACCCTGATAGTAGTTAATATTATAAGTTCCTGGAAATGCCATAATTATTATTATAGCATGCTAAGATACAGAAACTGACACAGATAACAACTTTGCTATTGCATCCATATCAGATCTTAGCTGTGGAACTGCTCCATTAAGTCTATATGTTTCTTTTTCAATAAATATCTTGTGTGTTACAGATATTTCATATGAGTACTGATACTTCAAGAGACCGACCAAAGAAGTAACGCTGTCCTCTGCTCCTGGCAAATATGTCCTACACCAGAGCTCTGTGTTGTTTGATAAAGTTTCTACTTCAAATATATATGTTATTTCTACCTGAGAGCCAACTTCTAAATTCTTGAAATTAAGCCTTTTTGTATTTTCATTATAAAGACTAACTGAGTTTCGTGGCAAATATTTTTCTATAGAATTTACATTAATAATCGAAAGCGAAACCCACCCATCTGCTCCACGTGTGGCCCCTAGAGGAACCCCTTCTGGGTACATAGAATAGTATTTAGCCCAACCAGCATCTTGATTATAAACTGGTAAATAAGTTTTTCCATCTTGACCATTTTTGCCATTTTTTCCTGGATCTCCAGCAGGACCAGGATCTCCCTTCTCTCCACGGTCACCCTTTTCACCACGTGGACCTTGTGATCCAGGATCTCCTATTGGACCTTGTGGACCTGGAACTGGTATGTATGAGACTGTAGGGTCTGATGTTTGAGATTGTTGTGCCACTTGAGCATATCCAGCCTTTTTGCTAGATGGAAAATCCATGCTTTTGCTGACTGACACTGTTCTCCTACTTAGAAGTCTTAAAAACTTTTCCCTTAATTTTTACTATTGGTGCTAAATTAGGGGTATTGTTAGAAATTTTAATAACTGGCATTAAAGACTTCCTCCAGTAACATCTCCAAGAACTGTAATTGTACCAATAACTGGTGTCCAGATTGTATCGTCAATTGTTACCTGAAGATCAAAAGCTAGCTCTGCAACTGTGGAAGAGTATCCAGTACCCCAAAAACCTGTGATTTCTGATGAAGCAGTAATATCTACATAGCCATTTCCAGCATCAGTTTCTAGCTCGTCAAGAACATCTCCACGGAAGTCGTAGGTAGTAGAAGCAAACTCCCAATCAGAGATGTCAAAGGGAGTTACTTCGTCATTTTCAAAGAATTCAATACGCAAGGATGAGGTATCACCTCTAACAACCTGCCATTTAATGTTTGCAGGATTAGCACCAAATATTTCAGGAGAACAAGACATAGATATATTATACAACCATAATAAATAAAAAAGCTAGTACCCAGGATGGTGGGTATGAGAGACTACCCTGAGCACTAGCATATAAAATTATATCAGAAAATAAAACTCAAGATAACAGAATTGTAACAAGTCAAGTAAATAAAGGGTTGTTATAAGTAGTATATACAATTGTTACAAAAGTGTTATCAAAATAAGACTTGACAACGGATCAGAGTTTGGTAGTATATATATTAATTAAATAAATATATCTAGCTAGAAATGTATCTAGTTATCTAGGTATATAGGTGCTTAGATATATTATATATATTATTTATTTAGAAGACAAGTGATCGATTAATGCATCAAACATCTTGTCGATTTTCTTTTCAAGCTTATTGTGCTGTACATCCATTTTCTTTTCAAGTTCTTGCTGCTTTAATTCAAGTCTTGTTACTTGATCTTTCATACTTGATCCGCTATTTGGTTTTAGCTCTGCCTTAATTTCGTCGAAATAATGTCTTGTTAGCCAACGTACTCCCAATCCTGCTGATGTGATGATAGTAGTAATTCCTACAATAATACCGATCCAGGATTCTATTGACATAATACTACAATTATAGTTGCTTTTTTGATTTCTGATACAATATGTAGTATGTCAATCTACCACCTTCATATACCCAGGACCAGCGGAGTATTTATCAGAGAGCAAATGATAAAGAAGACAGATATGTCAATGTTTGTTGGACATAGAGAGCCAATTCCACAAAGCATGTCTGAGTATGAATATGTAAGTGGCCACTTTGCAACAAACTTTATTCAAGACTTTGATACTAATTTTGCAATATATAGAAATCCAGTTGAACTTACATTTAGCTACATCAACTACATGAGGGACAATCTTTACAATCATCTATCTCTTGATGAGCTAATAGAAGAATATGCGAAGACAGACAAGATCAAAAATTTTGTAAACATGAACTCTAAGTTTTTGACTGGAACAATGGATGTTTCTAAATATAACGAAATGATAACAGACTTAAAAGAAGTTGCAGAATCTGGGTGGTATGTTGAAACAAAATGCAATACATTAGATATGTTTGTAGATATTATACAAAAAAATAATACATATCTTGTAGATTATTCTGATAACAAAAAATATGAAAAGATATCTGAGCTTTACAAAGTTAACTACAACGATATTAAGATTAATAAGTCATCTGAAATTGAGGATGCCACAACTTCTAAATACTTCGAATTAATAACAGAATTAAACTCATTTGACTTGGAGGTGTATGAGTACCTTAAGGAACAAGCGTGAGCCATGGAACTTTGAAGATTTTGGCGAGGTAGAGGTATCAAGCATTCAAGATGAAGTCATTTCGTATTATAACGAATGGCTAGTTGATACTACTAGGCAAGACACATTCCAGACACATAAAGATACCTTCGCAATTCAGCTAACAGCCTTAGACTATGCTCATGGAATTGGCATGCCAGGAGATTGCATTACGACTAAAAAGCTTAATAACGAATCTGCAAAGATTGAGCTTGATCAACTCATAAATAAAGTTGAGCAACTTGCTGCAGGAAAATTAATTCGTGCAGAGTTTATTAGCCTAAAGCCAAAAAGTCGAATCCGTCCACATAAGGATAGATCGGATCTGCTGTATTTGTCTAGAAGATTCCATGTTCCAATCAAGACAAATCCATATGTTACATTTTCTGCAGGAGCAGATGTTAGGCACCTATACGCTGGAAGACTGTATGAACTAAATAATATAAACTACCATGGTGTAAAGAATGATGGTAACGAAAATAGAATCCATCTGATTCTTGATGTGCTACCAGAACAATATCTCGAAGGGATAAGGTTTATCGATGAGACTGAATGATGGTAAGTACATCTGCCCATTCTGTGTAAGCAGCTGGGACTGCGATGGGCCACACATTGAAGAAAAGGATCTAAATAGCTTTTACGAGCGACTAGGCTATATTAGAGAAGATCTTACGTTACTGGCACTTGAAGAAATAGACAAGTATGAAGCTTCGGCAAAAATAGATCTTTCGCTTTTAAAACGAGCGGTATTTGAGTCGCTCATAAAGCGTTCGCTAAATTAATTCGGCGGTATATAGAGATACCCTGCACCCTCCCCACGTCCCGTGCCCTATGTGCAAGTATCCTAAATATGCCAGGTATTGACAAACCTCACCTTATGATATAATATATCCATGGGAGACGTAACATTCTTTGATCTATTTGATCCAAACCAACCTAGGTCTGATAAAGAGCTAATCGAATCCCGACTAGCCATATGCAATACATGCGAATGGTTTGACAAACGACTTGTCAAATGTCGCAAATGTGGTTGCTTTATGAAACTAAAAAGTACGCTTAAACAAGCGGAGTGTCCGATTGGAAAATGGTAATGGATAAGTATTTGATTGTAGCTAAGATGGTAGCTATTGCAGAAAAGAATAATCAGGAAGCTATGCAGTCAGCTGGTATGGACCCTACTGCTATTATGGCTATGGCTGATCAGGTAAGACCACAGTTGTTCAAGATTCAGGAAGAGATCCTGGATACTTTGACCAATGAGAATATTGTTAGTATTATCGATTAGTCAGGATGACTTTTACGATTCAAGAAGACTTGATTCCCCCGAAAATTAGTTAGGAGACTATTATGGAATTTAAATACCAGGCTAAAGCAGACTTTGCACTAGACTTTTATAAAGAAAATGGACAGACTGTTACATTTGATACAGAGTTGTTTAATGGAACTTTGATTATTGAAGCACCAGATGAGGATACCGCCAACAAGATCAGAATGACTATTACTGATATCCGTATGTGGGAAAAGGTTACAGACTAATTACTCTGGTTGTGTCTTGCATGGACACTTGTCATTGCAGCCACATGTCATTTTGTGTATGATCTTCATGGTTTTATTGTAGCATACCCTTTTCGTTACCAAAACGTTATCTTATATTGACCAAATCTGAAAAAATTTTCAAATTGACAAAAATCTGAATATTTTGTAAAGATGTACGATACATCCTCACACACAGAAAATAACCAGGATTAGTCCGCACACACCCGTACGACCCTAATGTTATAAATTTGTTACCTACTATGCCGTGTCTGACTTGCATAATGTCTGCCAATACTGATAGAGTATGACTATACAGAAAGAAGGAAACAAATGCTAGTAACAATCAGAAACAACGACAACACTGAAACCACCTTTGGCTTCGACCCTGAGCACAAGGCAGAGGCTATTGGCTTCTACACCAAGTTGTATTGGAACAGTGCCATTCAGGGATACCGCATTCAGTTTGCAGATGGCTCTATCTTCAACATTGGAGCCAACTAATGACTACTGAAGAACTAGAATACCTAATTGAACTAATTGACATAATGCTAATGGATGAGGAGACTAACTAATGCTAGTAGACATTCTGCTTTGGGTAGCCGTTACCTTCATGGGTCTAGCAATGTTTAGTGCTAAGTAAATGACTAGAGTAGCGATATCAGTAACAGGTGCCCTGTTTGTTGCTTACCTGTATGTCAAGGTTCTAATGGCAGGATATACAATGACGATCCCATTCCTTGATATTGTAGTTTCTATATAGATACGGCGTGTCGCTTGACATCTACCCTGGAAGGGGCTCGGGCCCCAAATGTAACAGAATGATAACTATCTACGAAACACGCTAAAAAAGTCCCATAAATGTCAGACCCCTATGGTTAGATAATAGTAGTTAGAAAGGATACACAAATGGATACTCTCAGATACAAGCAGTTGGACTCTCTAAACCTAGTTGAGGTAAAGAGAGAGTTGGCATTCTTTTTGGAACACGCCCAGCGTGCGAATTGGGATGTGTCTGATGAAACTATCGGATACATGAACCAACTAGATAGTGTTATCAAAGCGTTATCTTAGACGGCGTGTCACAAACTAAAAATGTCGTACCCCCTCTGTAAATTTATAGTAGTTGGAAAAGGAATGAGCCTCAGCAAATAATCCAGAAATGGTGAGCCTGAGCAAATAAGTCCCCCAGCGTTGTATTAGAAAGGATAAATAAATGTTTAGAGTAACAACAAGTGGATACCTAGTAGAGTGTGACTCTTGTGGTAATGAGGAGATCGCTTCCAATCTCCGTATGGCTAAGTCAGCCTTTGACTTCCATGAGTGTTCAGACAAGCCTAACAAGGTGTCTGACTACACTTTGGTAGAGGCTAAAGACCCTATTGAGTTGGTCAAGCCTATGTTTAGTACTAACTGGTACTAGATGTAGTGGGTGTACTCCTGGTCTACCCCCAGATCTAGGCTCGGGGGCCCCTAGATGTAGTATGCATACCCTGTTAAGACACTATATATAGATCCCCCAGAAAGTTTATAACAGATTTATAACAGATAGGGTAAAAGGGGTGTTTTGCTACCTAAAATGTCAGACCCTACCTGTAGATTTATAGCAGTTAGAAAGAAAGGTATCCCCAATGACCACAATGTTCCGCAAGACCACCTGCAACGGATGCGGTATGTCTCAGACCACCAATGTCTCTTACCGCCTAGACAAGAAGTTGTGGGAGACCACTCACACTCTTGGCGTGTGCCGTCAGCGTAAGGCACTACTTACCAGAGAACTAGACTTCTCCAAGCCTGGAGCCAGCCTAAGAAACCTAGAATTGCTAAACAGCCTAAACTAAAATGTCAGACCCCTATGCTAGATTTTAGATAACTCAGAAAGAAGGAAAAATGATTCAGTCAGTAATCACAGATGACACCAAGGGTATCCTAGTAGCAAAGTTGCAGGGTGTCCTAGAGCGTGACCTAACCGCTATGGAAGAGGCTATGGTTGAGTATACTCTCACCCAAGTCAGACTAGGCTTAGTTGACCTAGGCTTACAGGAGGTAAAGTAATGGAGAACTTTCGCAAGTTAGACATTCTCTCACTCTCAGAGGTTGAGCGTGAGGTTGACATAATGATAGAAATTATCGGTGATAGGATTCCTAGTGATGAGGAATACAAGCAGGTATCAGAACTAATCAAACTAGCCAACTCGCTTGGCACAAAAAGAAAATGGTGATGTATGCACCCTAGGGAATTGCCAGGTATCAGAATCACATACCGCCAAGCAGGCAAAAGAATAGATGACGCTTTTGTTTTTGCACCTACTCACGCTTGCACACTTTGCAAGGTAGGCGTTCAGGTCTGGAATGCAGATAGATTCTGGGCTAGGCATAAAGACTGCATACCGCTTACCATACAAGAGTGGGTTGGGGTATAGTATTCCAATAATGGAATGGATCGGCCTCGGGGGCCCCTACATCTAGAGGCTATAATCATTTAAGACACCACATCTAGGATCCCCAGAATGTTATCATTCTGTTATAAAAATGTGGCGTGTGCTACTCAAAATGTCAGACCCCTATGTTAGATTTTAGGTAAGTAGAAAGAAGGTAAAAATGTCAGAACAGATTTGCGTGTTTTGTATGAACTTGGTGAACGACTATGTTTGCCACGAATGTAACGACTACAAGGGGCTAATGCCACTTGACGAGGCTGAGAAGTATCTTGGCGAGGACTTTCCAGAGGAATACAAAGTAGCGGATTGGATTAGATAATGAGCATCTCAGAACTAGAGGAACTAATCTACAAAATTGACCTAATGCTATCTGAGGACATAATGTCTGAGGGTATTAGTAATCTATTCTCAACCAAAGAAAGCGAGTAACAATGATTTTTTACAACGGCTTCAACCTACTAGTTGACATAATCCTAGTTTCAGTTGCGGTGTTTGTCACCTATCGCCTAACTAGGAGAAACAGCCACAAGGCTCCGTTCTAAACGACACGCCGAAGCCAGGACTTGACAAACCTGAGCTTTTGGCCTCGGGCCCCCAACCAAGATCATAAGTAGTTTACGAAACAATTTAAGAAACTCCCAGAAATCTCCCCTAAAATGTCAGATAGGTCTGTTATACTTCAGGTATGAAGAAGTTAGGTAAAGCAAATCAAGCAAGACGCAAGGCTGAGTCACAGGCTCTATTCCTTGAGATGATGAAGAATCCTCACCTTGTAGTTACCCCCCAGAAATTCAAGGGCACACGCCAGAGCAACACTAGCAAGGCTATTAGAGAGAGTAGGGATAATGGGTAAGTATAACTGTTCTAACTGTCAGAGGCTTCTACGCCCAGAGAAGTTTTACATTCAAGGTATCAATAATGTCTGTACCCCCTGTTATGCTGTAATGGTTCAGCACCCCTCAGCAAGAAAGTTGGTAAAGTAATGAGTAAGTATCCTGTAACTGTTCAGCTATCAGGTAACGATGGCAATGCCTTTGCAATAATGGGAGCAGTAAAGTCTGCCCTAAAAAAGGCTGGGGCAACTAATGAAGAGGTTGACAAGTATCTGGCAGACTCAATGTCTGGAGACTATGACAACCTGTTACGTGTAGCAATGCAATGGGTGAATGTAAGATAAATGTCAGACCCCTGTGGTAATCTTTAACTAACTTAGAAAGGATACAGATGAACAGCGACAAGGTATTGGAATACGCAAAAGAGCAAGTAAACGGCGGAAGCCCTTATGCTTTTGCTTTTGGTATGGCTTGGGCTTCCCTAAGCAAAACCGCCCAAAAGGAACTAACCAAATACGCAGAACAGCAACTAGCCCTAATCAAGGCAGAAAGAGGGGAGAACTAATGGGTTCACTTCAGGCAAGAGAGATGGCAGAAATGCTATCTATGGAAGACGCTATCGCTTGGCACTTGCAGAGCAACCACTATCCACCTGTGCCACTATCTATGGTTGAGCCTTGTATTGAGGCTATCAAGAACGCTCTTGCTGGTGACTGGTGGAAGCCTGTTGAGTTGCCTAACCCTGTCAAGTATAAGGGAAGCACTCACGCTCCAACTTCCGCTATCCTTGAGCAACACCACCTTGCCCCTTGGCTAGAGCTTGATGAGGAGGGGCTTGAGGACTAACCTCAGCCCTTCTGGGCCCCGAGCCCTGATCACGATCCTATAACAGGTTACGATTACGTACTAAAATGTCCTACCCCTAGGCTATACTTTAGTTAGTTAGAGAGGATACCCCAATGCTTATTAGGTCTAAAGATAGGAAAGTAACTAATGCAGTATCTCCAAATGGTAAAACGCCGACTATTGCGAACACGTTTGGGCTACCTTCTGGTAAGGCTTATTCCTGCCCTGGAGCCACATCTGTATGCGAGAAAATCTGTTACGCTGGCAAACTCGAAAAAGTCTACAAGGGTGTAAAGGATGTTCTAGTCAACAACTGGAACCAACTAAAAGACGCTAAGTATGAGACTATGGTTTCACTACTTGATGAAATGATTATTAGTTTCAAGTCTGACTGTGACAAGCGTAATGCAGACAAGCTATTCCGAATTCACTGGGATGGCGACTTCTTCAATGTCACTTACACTATAGCTTGGGCTACTGTAATCAAAAAGCATTCTGATGTTCAGTTCTGGGTATACACTCGCAGCGACTTTGCGGTTCCAATTCTAAAGGGTATCGCTAATCTATCGCTATACTTTTCTACTGATGATGACAACTGGCAGCTGGCAAGCAACCTAAAGACACTTCATGATGTAAAGCTTGCTTATCTTGCTAACAACTTTGCAATGGGTAAAGAGCGTATGTTGTCTATCACGCCTAAGTCTGCAATTCCATGCCCTGAGAATGCTAAGAAACTACCACTGATTAGTGACAAGGGTTCCGCCTGTGTTACCTGTGGGCAGTGTGTGTTTGAGCGTAATGACATCCTGTTCAGTGCTAGTAAAAAGTAATTGACAGCATTCTGGATAAGGAATATAATATATTGTGGATAATATAGGAATCATAATTGTGCTTCTCTTAATGGCTATAACACTAGTGTTAACCAATAAGAAATAAACTCATAGGGGAATATGAGACGGTCCGCTCCTTTCTAACTAACTGACATGCGGACCACGTCCTGGCCATGACGTAAAACTGGCCACCTCAACGCCCGAGGGCAGATCACAATTTGATAACCAATTACGATTAAGATATAAAATGTCCCACCCCCAGAGTATAATGGTCTTATCAGTTAGAGAGGACAGTAATGGACGAGCAAGCAGCAGAGATTAGAGAAAACCTAGCAGAATACTACGCTAACCCAGAAGAGTATTCTCTTGAGGACTTTGAGGACATCTTCCAAGATCGTGACCCGTTTGAGTTTCTATAAATGTCATACCCCCAGTTTATAATAATCTAAACAGAAAGAAGGAATAATGGGAACTAGAGGACTAACTAAGGTTGTTTACAAGGGTGAGACTATTGTTGCACAGTATGGACAATGGGACCACTACCCAGAGGGACAGGGTGTTACCTTGTTTTACGCTCTGCAAGACCCTGATGTGGTAAAGCGTTTTATTGAGAAGATTCCACAGATTTACTACCCCAGCGACTCTGATGTAGAAGCAATGTGCAAGCCATTTGAGGATGGTTCTTCGGCAGGTATGATGACCTTTGAGTCTGGTGATAAGTTTGCAAAGAAGTATCCAACTCTAACCAGAAATACTGGTGGAGAGATTTTCAGGGTAATCGCTGACTGGGATGACTCACCTATCCCTATTGTCAGGGACTTGGACTTTGAGAATGACGAGTTGTTCTGTGAGGGTCTTTACACTATCAACTTGGACCAAGAGTTCTTTCACACCCAGTTTAGCAAGTATAAGGGTTCTTGGGACATCTCACTCTTGGTTGGCTTTGAGTCTCTAAGGGAGATGAAGGGTCCAGATGACTACCTTGAGAGTTGCAAGGATTCTCAATTAGTTAGGTAACACGCTACCCCCAGGACTTGACATCTTGGGGGCTAGTGCCTCGGGGGCCCACAGGATCTTTGTCAATTTACGAAACCTACAAAAAATCCCCCAAAACTTTGTAGAAAAACTTTGCCCAAATGCTTGACATTGACTTACTTTTCTGGGACAATTGAGTATCACCAAACGGGGATACATAAATCAAAACAGACCTTGATAAGAGGTCGGAATAGGAAGCAAAATGTCAAACCTAACTGTTGGCTCACAGTTCACCACCGCTAAGTCTGGCGTGTCTGGTGTTATTCAGGAAGTAGTAGCAAACAAGAACGGCTCTTTCCGTGTCCGTCTTGATGTTGCTGGTCAGCCTCGCTGGACTACTGTAAAGTAATGTAAGACTTGGGGGGGTAGCGTTTCTTATCCTTTCTCTACCCTCCCACTTACTAAAATGTCACACCCCACCCTTACAATAGAACTACCCTGAAAGAAAGAAGACTAATGTCTGGCAAGATTGTTGCTCTAAAGAAAAACCAACGCCTAACCGTTCGCACAGAGATTTGGAACACCAAGTCTGGCGAGGGTATCAAGGCTGTTGTCCGTAACCCAAACGGCACTTTTGATGGTGCTACCAACCAGACCCGTTTCTTGGCTATGCCAGAACCAAAGGTCATTGTCAGGACTATTACTGAACCTCGCAAAAAGGTATTCGGTATTTTCTAGGCAGATGTGCTGGGTATCACAATAAACTACCCAAAATGTCACACCCCTCCCCTATAATGTAATTACCCTAAAAGAAAGCAGAAACAAATGGCTAGAACCCTTTCCGTAAAAATCCCAACCGCAACTCTAATCGCTGACATTGAGGCAACTATTGCCAAGATTGACGCTGATGTTGAGGCATACCCTGAGAAGGTAAAGCAGTATGAGGCAGACCTAGCAAACTACAAGACTAGCGTTGTCAAGTTTGCTACTGACTACATTACCGCCAACGCTGACAAGATTGGCTTTGACTATGACAGCACCATTCGTCTAGTTCAGAACCACTACTCTCAGAACAAGTTTGAGATTGAGTTGGACATTTCGGTTATTGCTAACTTCCCTGAGAAGCCTGTAAAGCCAAGCCAGCCAAACCAGAACGAGCACTTTGGCAGGGAATACACCACTCGCAAGGCAATTCTTGAGAAGAACCTTCGTATCCTAAAGATGACCTCGCAAGAGGAAGTGAACGCAAGTTCCTACTCCTCTGTGATTGACCTAATCTAAGGGAGATACACCTGAGTAAGTGGGTAAACTGCTCACCAAACTTCCAACTAACCTAGGAACGGTTGGCTGTGCTGATGGCTCTAACAGTAGTCAGATGAGCAAGACCTATTAGATGAACCGCAAGGACTCTAAGGGCAAGGATACCACCCTGCTATCGGTTGAAGCATAGGTCAGAAATGATACTACCTGATGCCCTCGCTTGGGTGGTTTTTCCTTATCTGGATCCTGGCCCTCGGGGCCCGTTACAAAATTGTTATTTACGATGTCCAATTATTTTTCCCTAGATTCTTTACAATGTCAGACCTTCCCTGTATACTTGTCCTATCAGTAATCCCTAACAGAAAGTAGCCCCTATGGCACACGAACTAGAAACCGTAAACGGACAGACCGCTTTTGCTTCTTTGCGTGAACCTGCTTGGCATGGACTTGGAACCGTCTTCACTGAGGAAGTTTCCACAGCCGAAATGCTAAAGTTGGCACACCTAGACAATTGGAATGTCCGTCTTGAAGATGTAGCAATTCCAGAAGGCTTTGCCTCTGACCGTTCATTCTCTTTTGTTACCAGAACCAACCCATTCAACTCAGAACAGAATGATGTTCTTGGTGTTGTTGGTGAGCGTTATGTTCCGCTTCAGAATGAAGACCTATTTGACTTTGGTGACCTAATGCTAGACGGCGGTGGTCGCTGGGAAACTGCTGGCTCTATCAAGGGTGGCAGACAAGTCTTTGGTTCTCTTGCTCTTGAGCGTGAAACCGTTCTTGACCCTAATGGCGTGTCTGACAAGGTAAACACCTATCTTCTAATCAACACCTCTCATGACGGCTCAGTTGCTATTCAGGCTTCAATCACACCTGTGCGTGTTGTTTGTGCTAACACCTTGAACCTAGCCCTAAAGGGTAAGGCTAAGCAGTCTTTCAAGATTCGCCACACCTCTACCGCTTCTGGCAAGGTTGCTCAGGCTAGAGAGGCTCTTGGCTTGGCTAACCTATATATGAATGAGTTTGACAAAATGGCTCAGGAAATGATTAGCAAGGAAATCAACAAGGCTAAGTTTGATGAGATTGTTGCTCTTGCTTACCCTGCCCCTGAGAAAGACGCTAAGGGTTCATTCAAGAAATACAACGATAAGATTGACTTGATTCAGTCTATCTATGTAGGTGACTACAACAAGACCATTGCTGGAACTGCTTGGGGTGCTTTCAATGCTCTGACTGAGCGTTTGGATTGGTATCGCTCTGGGCGTGGTGGTGACAACGAGAGTATTCTCGCTGCTGCTTCTGGCTTTGACCCTGTGACTACTGCTGAGAAGAACCGCTTGCTTCAGTTGGTATTGGCTAACGCCTAGTCTATTCCTTCCTGGGTATGAAGTAAAACTGCCCAACAAACATATTCCAAGATCGTTATGGGCCTCGGGCCATAACTACTTAGACAAATACATTTACGAAACTAATTAAGAAACCCCCAAATTGTTTCCCTAAAATGTCTGACCCCCACCCTATACTTGTAAGCAAGTAGGAAAGGAAGGCAAAGTGCCTAGATTTTACATTCAAATGAAAGTTGATTTTGCTGGAGAGATTGAGGCAGACTCAAAGGAACACGCTGAGGAATTGGCTTGGACATCTTGGGGTGACACAACAGGAGACGCTATCTCTTATGACGGTGTTTACTCTATTGATGTTGAGGAACTAGATGAGGAAGATGAGGATGAAGATGACGAGTAACACTTGGGAACCAACTCCAGGAGGAGTATGGGATTCTTTCTTTCGTGAGATAGGCTTTGATAACGGAGATAGTGAGGAAGACGAAGATGAGTGATACCTTTACCATTGAAAGACCTGAATACCTTTCGGATTCAGCTTGGGAAGCTCTATGCGAAGCTGTTGAGCGTTATGTAGAAGAGTGGGAAGAGTGGGAGGATGAAGATGACGATGACTAAGTCTTGGTATGATGACCTACCAACTTACGGTGACGGTACTATCTATCTTATGAAGATAAAGGGTGACCCTTATGACAAGTATAGGTGTATGGGGTGTTATAAGACTTGGCTATCTACCGCCAAGAAAATGGGACACAAGGAAGCTGCTTGTAGGAGGCAACGAGGATAATGTCATACCCTAATGCTATAGTGGACACTATGAATGAGACTATTGTATGCCCCAACCACAATGGCAGTTTTGACTGCAACCCCTTTTGCCGTATCTGTGAGGGTAATCAAGAAACTACCCTTACCAACCTAATAGAACAAGCAAGCACTGTTGCTTATGACGGTTGCCACAAAATCTATCTCAATATGGATAGTGTCCAGACTGATAAGATGATTAGTTATGGCTATTCAAATATCGTTGGTGGAACTGCTTGGGAAAAGGAATATGCCGTATGGAATTGGTATGAAGATTCCTGTGGGCTAAGATTCATTGACGCTGTATTCACTAATGACGATGACACTGATAAGTTTGTTATTGTTGTTCCACAATTCTTTGGAGAGGATGAAGATGTTACCGATTGAGGACTACCGCAAACTACTAGACGCAATAATGTCAGAGGGTCTTGATAAAATAGACTCACTATCAGATGAATCACTTAGACAACTAATGCTACTAGTAGGAGAGAAATGAAGCAGTATCTAGTTACTTATGTTTGTGAGTATGAGGTTGAAGCCTTGGATGAAGACGAGGCTATTGACATTGCACTAGAGTATCACGCAGAACTACCTGACGGAGTATGGGAGGCAACCCTTGTTGACTAAGACTAATCAGGAAATCATTGACTATCTAATTGCTGACACTCACGAACTCATTGGAACCAGGGAGCACTTTGTTACTGATGACCTTGATGGTTTCTATGACTACCTCTCAGGAATCATTGAACGAAGCCAGACTATCCTAAGAATGATGGGTGTGCCAGAAGACCAGATTCCACAGAACGGAGATTGCTAATGGCTATCTCAGAGATGGAGCAGATTGGCTATGAGGCAGGTATGGAAGATGGACTTGCCTATGCCATCAAAACAATTGAAAGTGCTATGGATAATCCAGCACTAGACATCTTGACACCAAGACAGGTTCTTGGTATCCTAGTATCAACCCTAAAAATGAAAGAGGACTAAATGGCTTGGGTAACTAATGACGGTGAATACAACGGAACTTCTTTGGTTATTGAGTTTGACTATGATGACCTTACCCCTGACCAGTGGACTAGGTTAGAGGAGATGTCAGACTCTAACAGGTATGACTATGTGAAAGCCATTCTTGACAAGCACAACCTCAATGTTTGTGAGATTGAGATGGAAGAGTTTGGTGTTGAGTATGGACTAGAAGACCTGGATTGGGTGGATGAGTAATCATCCCCCTTTTTGGGCTCGGGTCTATGTTATGTAAACCTATTACTCATAAAAAAGGAATTACGAACTCCTTGACTTTTTCCCCAGAATCTGAGATAATTGAGTATCAAGAAAGTAGGAATTCATGAAGTGCTATGAATGCGAAGCACCAATAGTAGACGGTAACTTTTACTATTCATTTGAAGACACCAATGAAATTTGCCCTAAGTGTTATGGAGAATAATGCAAGTATATGCAGATAAGAGACCATCAGTAAATTCAACCACATGGACCAGGATCTTCCACAGTGGCAATGCAGAGGTACATGAGTCAGATCTCTATTACGATTACTATAGAGTTATTATGAAGGATGGATCTGCACCCCCGAAACTTTTCTTTGGAGAGTCTGCATGGATGAATTGCCAACGATATGTAGTTGACAAGATTGGCATGCAGGGGTATAATGTATTTAGTAAGTAACCCCTAGTAGAAAGTAA